TGTGGAATGCCCCCGAATGAAGCCAAAATGGCCGGTGTTCCAGTAGCGTGTACAGATTACTCTGCTCTGTATGAGAAAAATCGCAATGGTGGAGGTATTCCTATCAAAGTCCAAGCTATGTACACAGAGTGTGAAACTATGCAAAACAGAGCTTTGTTTGATGTGAAAGATCTAGCTAGCACTATGGCTAAAGTAATGGGTACGCCAGCTCTAAGAATGAGACTCGGACAAGAGGCAAGACAGACTGCTATTAAATATTATAACTGGGATCTCACTGCTAAGAAGTGGGAAGCTGCAATTATGGATGCCAAGCTCTATGGCAGAGATAAGTGGAAAAATCCGACTATAGATGTAGCTATAACAATGTCTAATAAAGACTCAAATGAAGACTTTTTAAAGACCCTAGAATCTGTTAAAGACCTATTCGATGATGTATACTTAGTTGCTGCTGAAAACTCAATAGACTACGACAATGATAAGTTTGTAAGGGCTGAAAATGACTCTGAAAGAGGGCTTGAGGTTGCAGTAGGTGGAGTTGGGTCAGATTGGGTTCTTATACTTCATGCTGGAGAAGAGTTTGTAAAAAATGCTTCAGATATGACAAAAGAGACATTCGTCAACAATGAAGTTGCTAATGGTCTAATAGTTTTATCTCTAAATGTTAATAAATCTGGCATAATTGATTTCTCCAACAAAATAACTCAACTAAGGCTAGTTAACAAAAATATTGAAAAAGGAACTCCATTCATATTAGCATCAAACCCGGCAACTGTTCAAATCTTGGCTATGTATGATACTATTTTCAACATCGAAGATGAAAAAGATAAAAATCTTGCATTTAAAAATATCTACTCTCACATTGGTGAGCTGGTTTTGGCAGAAACCACTAAGGTAGCTTATATTATTAAAAGGAGTGATAATGAGTAGAAAAAAAATCCTATTTTGTTCCGTGATAAGAAATCGTGCCCCTATGTTAAAATTTTTCTTAAATCAAGTTAGGGAGACTGCTGAAAGAACTGAAAAGAAGTTTGAGTTCAGTATCTCTTTATATGAAAATGACTCTAAAGACGACTCAAAACTAATCATAGAAGAGTTTAAATGGACTGATGAGTGGAATGATGGTTTGTTTGGGAAGGTAGTAGTAAACTGCGAAGATATAGGAACTGAAGAATTTGGTAGTGTTGAATCTGATGACAGAATAAAGAACATGGTGCGAGCCCGAAACATGTGTCTTGACCAATTTGGAGATCTTGTTGATTTTGATTATGTCGTATATGCCGATGTTGACTATGCTTGGAGTAATGATGTTCTTGAAAAGCTTATAGATAAAATTGATTCAGATGACAACGATATGAATATTGTATCTGCTTACAGTCTTCACGCTGACATAAAGCGCCCCCCTATGGAGCTTTACGACAAGTGGGCTACTAGGCATGAAAAAGAGCATGGGTGGTGGAGCTGTACTCCTTATACTTTCCTATCTGAAGAAATTAAATTGTATTCTACTTTCAATGGTCTATGTGTATATGAGGCTAGTCCGTTTGTTGAGGGCCTCAGATTCTCTTCATCGTCTCAAGAATTTGAAGAAGACGTAGAGCATATTTCTATATGTGAAGGGTTCAGAGAACGTGGACTTGATTCTATTTGGATGATTAAAGCTGCACATGTTCTACATTTTATGGACTGCAACAACTTCAAGCCCTGGCTAGAGCACCAGACTAAAAATACTACTAATGAATAGAAGAGGAAAAAAAGAAAGAGCAAGGTTTGACCACAAAGGTGGTGCATTTGCAGATGGATTTAAGATTGGAGAAAAGGCTGCATTTTGTAAGATAAAAGAATTTCTTTCAAAAGAGAGTCGAGAAAACTTACCATTTGATGTAATACAGAATACATTAGACTATATAGAAAGTCAATTCAAGAATGATCGATAACTCCTTCCAACCTAAAACTGATGGACAAAGAAAATACATTCATAGCATAATTAATAACACTATTACATTCGCCACCGGCCCAGCCGGGACCGGGAAAACGATAATCGCAGTTAAGCTTGCAGTAGATGCCCTAAAGAGTGGTGAGGTTAATAAGCTAATTCTATGTAGACCTGCCGTTGCTGCTGGCGAGAAGCTTGGATTTCTTCCTGGAGATATGGCTGCTAAAGTTGACCCCTATCTAAGACCTATCTATGACTATCTCGAAGAGTTTCTGGGGGAAGACTACAGAACTTACGTTACTAGAAAGTACATTGAAGTAGCTCCTATAGCCTTTATGCGAGGGCGTGCTCAGCCAATGAATTCACTTATATCTACTAAAAATGGCTTTGTAAAGATGGGGTCTTTGAGTGTTGGTGATAAAATAACATCTTCAACCGGAAGAGATCAAATAGTTACAGGAATATTCCCACAGGGTAAAAAAGATGTATATAAAATAACATTTTCTGATAATACTTCTTGCCTATCTACAGAGGATCATCTTTGGAATGTAAAAACCAGAGAGGATTTTTCAAGATCTAAAGATTTTAGAACTATAACACTAAAAGAAATAATTGACGCTGGTGTGTGGCAAAATAAACAGAGAAGGTTTGAAATTCCTATATTGTCTGGGCCAGCTCACTTTAATAAAAATGAATTAGAAATAGACCCATATGTGCTAGGAATTATATTGGGAGATGGATGCATATCGGGTAATGCTATCTCAATTACAAACAATGATAAAGAAATTTTTGATAATATTTCACTTAGACTAAATGAAGATTTTATTATATCTGAGCAAAACCCTGGACCTAAAAAAACTAAAACCTTCAATGTAATTAAATCTAATCACAACAATAGTTTTAAAAATGATATAAAGTCAAAATTAGAGTGTCTTGGACTAATGGGACTTAAATCATATGAAAAATTCATACCCGAAAAATACATTTATAGTGATGTAAGTGATAGATTAGACATACTAAGAGGTTTAATGGACTCAGATGGTTCTATATATCGTGATAAAAAATTCAACAGAGTAGAATACTCCTCTACTTCTGAAAGATTGGCAGATGGTGTTATTAAGATAGTTGAGAGTTTGGGGGGCATCTGCTTTAAAAGAATTAGAACAAAGGAAAATAAAAAAGGTGGTATCGCAAATGGCCGACATGTTATTCATAGAAGAGATTCGTGGACAGTTGATATTAAACTTCCTGGTTCTATAAACCCATTCTTATTAAAAAGAAAGAGTGATATGTTTGAAAAAATGGGCACATCTACTCCTAGAAGATTTATATCTAATGTTGAATTAGTGGGAAGTGAAGAGTGTCAATGTATATCGGTGTCTTCCAATGATAAGCTTTATCTAACCGATAATTTCATAGTTACACATAACACTTTGAAGAAAGCTTTCATTCTAATGGACGAGGCTCAAAACTCTACTGTAGAGCAAATGAAGATGTTCCTTACTAGGTTGGGTGATGGCTCCAGAATGGTTATCAATGGTGACATGACTCAAAACGATCTTAAAGAAGACCAAAGATCTGGGCTAGAACATGCTTCAGGGATTCTAAGAGGAATAAGTGGACTAGGTTGGGTAGATCTTAAGAGCTGTGATGTAGTGAGACACCCAATGGTTACTAAGATTGTAGAAGCCTATGATGAGAGAGATAAACCCCGCTAATGTCGCGCTTCTCTGCCAATTGGATAGTAGAAGCATACACGACCTTTAGACTCTCACTTGAGCAGATATCGGATATTGCTGAAAAAGAAGAAATGTACATCCAGGCCCTCCTTGAAAAAAGAGGAGTTCTAGGCGGAAACTCTAAAAAACTCAAAAAAGTCAGTTTGAGGAAAAGAAATAAAATAGCTTCTTTGATTTATTTAGGTAATAAGTGCAAAATATGCAAATATAGCAAGTGTGAGGCTGCTCTAGAGTTTCATCATATCCACATGAAAGATAAGAGCTACAACATTTCTTCTGGCTTTAATCGCCCCTGGGCAGAGCTTAAGAGGGAATTAGATAAATGCATGATTGTCTGCTGCAACTGTCATAAAGAAATACACTACAAGAAAAAGGGGCTTATATGAATTGGAAAGGTATTCCATTAAAAGAAAGATCTATTAAATTCAAAGAATTGTCACTGGGGGCGTCTCATCAAGATAAATTGAATTTAATGGAAAATATGTACAAAGATGAGGCTATCTATATAGTGTCCTGTGGCCCATCTCTGGCTGACATACCCAAAGAGAAACTATTGGAAAAATTAGGTGACAAGCCTGTATTAACTATAAAACAAGCATTTGGAAAAGTTGGGGATGTATCAGATATACATCATTTTAACTGTAACAACTTCACAAATTACGATCTTAAAAACACCGTCTCAGTGGCTTCTGCTGGAAACAGCTCTCTAGACGGTATGCGGAAGTCACTTTGGGGTAACATTGAAGTAGATTTATTTTTTCCAGTTATAAACAATGGCAGAACTGTTTGCCACGATAACAACTGGGAGGAAAACACTTATGCTAATAACCCACTCATGAGGCAATGGGGTCCGGGCACACTTCAAGAGACCGCCATATTTACTGCCGTACACACTGGGGCAAAACACATAGGCTTAATTGGTATAGATTTCGGGCCAATAGAGTGGGACGAATCGAAAGACGGCATATATCTACCACACTTCTATGACTCTGAAAATGACCAAAAGCCAGGAAACTCCCCAAAAGGACAATTATTTCATGGTGAAAATAGATTAGTAATAGAGGGTACAAGGCAAATAAAAGAATGGTTAGATTCAAAGAAGATTAGTATTACTGTTGATAGTAATGGTAGTCATGTTCATGAATCAATAAATAGGGATTTTTGGCTATATGAATAACGAAAACCGTTTTAATGTTAGACCCCAGTAGAAATAGAGTAACAAAGTGAAACAATTGAAAACTTCTTTAGAAGAATTAAAAAAATTAGGAGTCGTAGGTGTTAAGCAGTCTACCGAAGACGAGGGCGCAGCATACGAAGATATAGCTTTAATTAGAGATATTTCTAGAAGCTGTGGATTAAAATTAAATATCAAAATTGGAGGCTGTGAAGCTAAAACGGACATTTCTTTTTGTAATTCCATTAAAGTAGATGGAATTGTTGCTCCAATGATTGAATCAGAATTTGCGTTACAAAAATTTACAGAAAGCATATGTTGCATAGAAGATGCTGACTTCTACATAAATATAGAAAGCAGTACAGCAGTTGACAATCTTAATAAGATTTTAGAATCAAATTATTTCAATACTTTAAATGGGGTTGTTATAGGGCGAACTGATTTAGCTAAATCTTATGGATATGAAAAAGGAATGGTAGATTCCCCAGAAATGCAAAACAAGGTATACGATATCTTGAAAACCTGTAGTAAAAAATCTCCCACCATGATAATAGGTGGCAACATTAATAAACAAAGTATTCCTTTTATTGAAAAGCTATATCGTGAGAATCTGTTACATTTCATAGAAACCAGAAACATTATTATTGATTTAAAAAAAGCTTTTGATAATGACTTAGAGGCAGTAATCAAAAAAGCTCTTATTTTTGAGTCTCTTTGGTTAGAATTTAAAGCGAATAAGTATTTAATGCAAGGAAAAGAATATATGGATAGGGCAAAACAAATTAGAGGAAGAATATGAATAACAGATATGAACTTTTAAAAAATTGGCTACTATCAGGCAACTGCTTTAAGATGATTTGTGGAGCAGGAAATGAAGACATAGTTCATGTAGAAAAACTATCTTTTATTTACACGCTTGCAGGAGCTAAGATTCTAGACGTTTCTGCAAACACATCAGTTGTAAAGGCTGCTAAAAAAGGGATTGATTCTGCCCTTAGTTTTGCTGAACGCGAAAATATAAACACAATAGAACGTCCCTTCATTATGGTTAGCATTGGTATGCCAGGAGATCATCATGTTAGAAAATCATACATTGATCCAAATACATGTGTTAGCTGTAAACTGTGTATACCAGTTTGCCCAACGGAGGCAATACCAACAGACTTTGTAGGGAGATTAGATTATTTTAAGTCTTTAAACGGCTCTTTGGATGAAGAAGACCAGGATAAAGAAATTGTTATCAAAGATTTATGTATAGGTTGTGGAAAATGTAGTGCAATTTGTCCAAAACCAGGCATTATTTCTTACAGGCATAATCATAGGGAATTAGAAAAATTGTTGCCAGAATGTCTTGAAGCTGGTGCTGAGCTTTTTGAGCTTCATGCAGCAATAGATGACGATGAGCAAACCTTGAAAGAGTGGAAAATAATAAACGATATTAATTCTACTAATTATAACTCTATTTGTTTGGATAGGCTTAATTTGGGAAACATACATTTAGAACATCGTATTGCAGAAGTGAAAAAACTTTGCGATGACAGGCTAATTGTTCAAGCAGATGGATATCCTATGAGTGGAGGAGAGGACGACTATAATACTACTCTCCAAGCTGTTGCTTGCGCTGATGTTATTAATAAAAAATTTAATATGAAGAACAATACAAAACGCATAGTAGATAAGGTTGGAAGAACTAAAATATCTTCTAAGAAAAAATATAAAAAATCTACATCTGTTCCTATAATATTATCTGGGGGGACAAATTCTTTTTCAAAAGAGCTTGCAGACAAAACAGAGGTTAGTATTAATGGGGTAGCCATAGGAACATTTGCTAGAGATATTGTTCAAGAGTTTATAGAACCTGATGGCTTTCTTGATAATAAAGAAAAAATCATGTTAGCATATAATGTTGCTAGAGAGTTAGTAAAAAGGAATACTAATGAATAATAATAAGTTGATCATAGCAGTAGATTTTGATGGAACTTTGTGCGAGTTCTCATTTCCCGACATAGGGGAACAAAAGGAAAAGCATAAAGCTTTAATGGATAGATTGATACAATTAAAAAACGAGGGTCACAAGCTCATCTTATGGACTAATAGAGGTGACAATGAAGAATACCCAGTATTGACCGAGGCTATTGAATGGTGCAAGGAAAAAGGATTAGAGTTTGATTCTGTTAATGAGAATTTGCCTAATCAAAAAAAGCTATCTGGCTACAGCCCAAAGATTATGGCCGATGTTTACATTGATGATAAAGCCCTAGAGTTTAATAACAGCGATTCTATCAAAAAAACCTTAGATTTTTTAGCGAATTTATAATGAATATAAAAGATAAATTAAAATCTGGCGAGAACGTATATGGTACATGGTGTGTAATTCCATCACCTGAAGTTGTTAATGTAATATCAAAATCTGGACTAGATTTTATTATTGTTGATATGGAGCATGGGCCTATGGATCATGTTACAGCTCAACGTATGGTTACATCTACTCAATCTGAAAAATGCAACGCTATTGTTAGGGTTCCAAGTAATAATGAGTCAGATATATTAAAGTCATTAGATATTGGTTCGGATGGTATAATAATACCTCATGTTAATACAGTTGAAGATGTACAAAAGTGCGTAAGTTATTCTAAATACTCACCAATAGGGAATAGAGGCTATACCCCTTACACTAGATCTGGTGGATATCACAATAAAGTTGACTACAAAAATAAAGAAAATGAAAAAGGTTTTGTCGGGGTGATTCTTGAGAGTACAGAGGGTCTTAGTAATATTAGCTCAATAGTTGACAATGAACATGTGGACATGGTTTACATTGGAGCCTATGACCTGTCTGCTAGTTTAGGTTGTTCTGTAAATGACAAGAAAGTTCTGGATGAACTTGAAAGATGTGCCGAAATAACTAGAAATGCTAACAAGTCAATTGGCTGCTTGTTTCATGATCAAAAAGAATTAAATCTTTTTAAGAACATGGGAGTAAACTTTTTGGTCTATGGAGTAGACAGCTCTGTATTGTATAATGGGTTTTCAGAAATTAAAAAATGGAGGTAGATAACAATGTTTGACAAAAAAGTCGTAGTTATTATACCATCTAGGTATAAATCTACTAGATTTCCCGGTAAACCTTTAGTGGACATACTAGGAAAGCCTATGGTTATTAGGGTAGCAGAATCATCAGCAGAAGCAGTTGGCAAAGATAGCGTCTATGTAGCAACAGATGACAAGAGAATAGGGGAAAGGGCAATAGAACACGGATTCAATGTAATATACACATCAGAAGAATGTTTAACGGGAACTGACAGGGTGGCAGAAGCTTCTTTGGATATAGATGCGGATGTAATTGTTAATGTTCAGGGAGATGAAGTTTTGCTGGACCCTAGTAATATATTGAAGGTCATTAAAGAAAAAATAAATAGTGAAAACTCAGTAGTGACCTGTATGGCGAAATTAACACCTTCAGAAGATCCAGGCGATTTAAAAACATGTAAAGTGGTTACTAATCTAAAAAAAGAACTAATGTATGCATCAAGAGCCCCTATTCCTTCAAGCAAGAGTGGCATCGTTGAAAATGCCTACAAGCAAATATGTGTATATGCTTTTAATAAAAAACAGCTTAAAGATTACTACGATAAAGGGAAGCAACAAGGCAAGACGCCATGTGAGTATTCTGAAGACATAGAGATTATTCGTTTTTTAGAGATGGGAATAAAAGTAAAAATGGTTGAAGTTGAGGGTGGAACTTTGGCTGTTGATTTCCCTGAAGACGTAAAAGAAGTAGAAAAAATACTTAAGTCGAAAGATTCGATGTATAAATGAAGATAAGCAGATTTCTTAATCTTATTCCATATTACAAGAATAAAGCAAAAAAAGAAGAGAATAAGGTTAGGGTTCACAACCTAATAGATGATATTGATGATCAATTTTGTGAAATAAAAAGTAAACTAGCTATGGGCTCTATTGATGAAGATCAAGCTGTTGAGGATATTGTTCTTTTAATGAAACACTTTTTAGATAACTCTAACAATCAAGGTATCTAGTTAGTCTGATTTTCTTCTTTTTTCCCTCGGTACAATGGCATAAGAATTCATCTAATGTTTCAATAGAATGATCGAAGCAGATATAGACTAATTTTCCTCTATCTGATTTAGTAGGAATATCGAGAGCCCCGAAAGTTGGAGAGCATATCTGAATGTTCATAGATTCCAACTCTATTACAATGTCAAACAACCTATCTTCTATCAAGTTAAAGTAAAAGAGAAGGCTGTCCCTGAGGTGGGTGGCCTTCTCTTTTTTGTTTCGGTCTTTTATCTTCTCAGTTTCTATCGAAGAAAGCTTATCACTTAGTAGCTCTAATTTGCCAAAAAGATCCTCTACAAACCAAGAATAGTGCTTCAGTAAGGGAAGCATTTGCTTTACTTGCTCTGTGGTGTAAACAAACATGGGTCTTATGCACCAAAATTAAAGACACACCCAAGTCTGCCCGTTAGAGCACCACTTGTAGTTGCTGTCGCAGATAATCCTAATGCAAAATAATGATCTGTTGCTAGAGAATAGCCATTTCCTACGGTGTGAGGATTAAGAGCTAAAGAAGAGCCAGATCCATTAATTGATGGCCACGAAGATTGTAAACATCCGTCTTTGTCATATTCGACGGCATAGAACGTTGCCCCGCTTGGGGCGGCTGTTACAGTGATTCCGTCATCCATCCAGATTTCCGCCGAGTTAACAAGAAAAACAGAGGCGTCATCGCTTGATAGTTTAACGAAAACAGTGCCAGAGGGCCTAAGTGTAAAGTCTGGAAGAGAACCTGAAACTACTCCGGTTATTCCGGCTAAAGATCCTGAGTATGCTACGGATCCACCTGAGTGAGCAGTAATAGCTACACCTGTGCTTGATATTCTTTTATTGTTTACTAGTTGTCCAGATGTGCCAGCACTTCCAGCTACGGATCCAGCATCATCAGATATCCAAGTAGTATCTTGGAAAAACCCTGAGACAACACCGGCTCCAGATGTGGAAGCAGAAAATCTAAAATGATCAAATGTGCCAGAGCCTAGTTCTGCTATTGATACACCTGTTAGTGAACTATGAAAAAATTCTACATTAACAGCCATAGTTACCTCCTTTACCTATTCTATTATACGTTTTAACCTGCATACGAAACTTCTGGATCAGTAGTTGTTATTATGTATGGGTATGTTATTCTAAGTTCTGAGAAAGACGTTTCTAAAGTTGGAGCCCAACCAGATATTCCTGCTTTTACGCTGTCAACAGTAGAGCTTATATAACTTGAATCCCATCCATATATCCATAGTCCTAAAACAAGATCTGCGACCATGTTTCCTGCCGTCCAGTGTCCCGGAGGTGATTCGGTCCAATCTCCAGATGGGTGTACTTCTGATTCAACATATTTATATTGTCTGTCTCCGCCTATTTTAACGGATGTCAATGTTCCACCAAGATGATCTGAATGTCCAGTAAAACCCCCCGCTGTAGCTTCCAATGCCCACATATCAATAGGACTAGATGTCGCCTCCGCTCCTCCTCTTGAAGTTGCTCTAAAGCAATCATCAACTTGGTTAAACGATGCATCTGTTACAGTGTCCATATTTGTACTAGTAAAAGATATAATTTCATCATTTGCTGTAGAGAACCCAGAGCCAGCAGATCCAGATCCAGAGTTTAATGTTCCATCTAATATAAGCTGTGACCCTGGTCCAAATCTCATTACTCCATTGTCATAGGAAAAAGCATAAGATGGGTTATTTCCAGAGTTAACATCCGTTCCACCTTCGTTGTCTAATGCCAACTGAGCCCAACATGCAGTTGGCGACAATTGAAATGTTGAATTTATTGTTCCAGTAACTCCAGTAGTTAAAGATGGCAGAACTTTGTCTCCGTTGGTAGCAAATGGAACTATCGCATCTAGAACTGGGTAATCACTATATACAGAAGTATCTATAGTTACAGCCCCGCTAGAAGCAGACCACTTTCCGTCAATAACCATCCATTTACCAAATTGTCCTCCTTGAAAGAAAGACCTACCAACAGTGTTGTTATCTAACCAATCATTAACAGTTCCAAAAGCACCACCTCCTCTTGTTGAGGTTGCATAAGTTGCAGTTGTTTGATCATTATAAAATGTTTCAGTTTGAGGAGGAACCCAAATCAAGCTTTGTAATATCCAAATTGGTGCCATCATCTGTCCATATTGGTGATATCCACCATTCTCTGTCACTGGGTCGTTTCCAACCTCTATCTTCTGACTCTGACTACCTTCTATTATTTGCCCATGAACATCTCTTCCGCCTGTAGCAGTTATGAAGGTATCTAGTCCAGTTGTCCTATTTGTTCCACCTATGTCTATACCAGCAAAAGATGTCATTCCAGATACTTCAGAGACGGTAAATGGCCACAGTCCGCCTGATGCGCGAGTCAAACAATCTATTGATGCTACTCCAGACCACATAGGAACTTCTACATTATCTCTTATTCTCATTGCGGCAGGAGATCCGGCCATCCTCCATCTATAATCAAAAGATCTTCTAAAATAATCTACCATAGTATCTGTATAAGTAGAATTTGTAACTACTCCAGATATTGCTGTTTGAAGATCTCTAACATATAAGTGAAATGTATTTATAGGACTTAACCCTATTTGTGTCTTCATTTGATTTAAGGTAAAACCACTCATTGAGACAGCGTTGGATTCATCTGGTCTAAAGTAGCCAGAGAAAATAGTGGCAGCTCCACCTCTCTCAGTTTCAGCAAAGTTGATTCCACTTATACATGCAGCTATGGCTGGGGCAGAGATAGGCAAGAAATTATCTTGATCTATTGGCTCTAACTCCATAGGTACTGCATTAGATGCTACATAGGCTGTTCTTAATGCTTGCCTGTATGCGTCTGCGCTTATTGCCATATCTAATCCTAACTAGTAGAGAAAGGTAGAGAGGAGAAGGTTGCGCCCATTGACATACATATTAATCTAAATGTAGGAGTAGCAGCTCCCGTGTCTTCTTTTAGTCTAAAAGCTATTACTGGATCTCCAACCGCAACTGCTCTTGGGTCCATGCTTACAAATCTAACGTTGAAGACTGTTCCATCTATTGTTCCACCATCAGTGTACACAGTTTGTCCTATAGAAGAAGTGTAAAGTGATACGGCTCCAGCTAGCCCAGTGTCAGCGGGCGCAGTGCTTACAAAGCCTGCGAAAACACTTGTACCACCTCCAAGGTTGTCAATGAAAAGATCTGAGTCACCATTTCCATCTGGAGTGAAGTCATACTTTCTTATATTAGTTTGACCCCTAGGAGCTACAATAGATATCTTAGATCCATTTACTAGTTCTGTATTATTCTGATCTATCAATGGAACATTAGTTAGAACTATAGCAACCCCACTTGTAGATGGAATGGTCGTGACATCAACTGTAAAGAAATCTGTTCCACTGACCGAAACTGTATTTACATCTGAAGTTATTGTTACAACTTTAGCTTCTGATATATCAACTCCACCAGTGTAATACTGAACAGAAGATCCGTCTTCCTGCTCTTCGTAGTGATATGTCGCCCTCATGCCTATGTCTAGGAGACCGTCAGTGGCTCTAGCCTCTCTTGTAGCGGGCGTACCTCCACCAGCCGATAGCGGTCTAGGGTATTCAATGTTGCGATCATCTTTTGAAAGATAATAAGGATCCCCCGTAGCTCTATCAAATACCTGAATAACTGTAACTGGAATAGACTTTTTAGCCTTCTCGGAGGCTCCCATCCTTACAGTTCCCTCATCTTCTGGGTTAATAAAATCAGGTAAATTTAGAGAGTTGTCTCTTATTGCAATTATGTCTTGTTGTATCTTATGAAGGATAAAGCTGAAATCTTCTTCGATTTCATCTAAGACTGGCTTAGCTTTTATTAACTGAGGGAAGTGAGGTTTTACACTGTACCTAGTTCTCCAGTAGTCTTGGCCGCCTCTATTTATATTAATAGAGGTAATGCCGTGACTTATCGTTCCATATCCTTGGCCGTCTTTTGTCTGTTTAGCGAATTCATCAAACGAAATTCCAGGTAATCCTACTTTCTGGACTTCAGCATGTGTAACTGAACTTGTATTTATCTTTTGGGAAGATAGGTATGCAGTTACATCATCTGTAAGTCTCTCGATACTGTCCTTGTCAGCTCTTGGTTCGAAGTTCCAGGGAGAATATCTCTCGTCGATGATAGTCTTTAATCTTTCTCCAGCTCCACTTGTCCAAACAAAAGGATAAGCGTAACCATATCTTCTCTTGGCTTTTATCGGAATAGCTATTCCAACTACACCCTCTGTATCTCCACTTGCTGAAATATTGCCAGAAGCACTAAGTTTTTCATAAGGCTCAAGTATATTAATTGGACTTTGGATGTCAGATGTTAGATTCCCACTGTAAGCTACTTGTGCCCCACTTGCAGTAACAAACAAACTAGTCAATGTTGTATCAACTTCAATTTGTCTTACAACTCTATTAGGCAATGTTACAGATACTCCCTTTTCATTTCCGTCCCAGTCTATAAGAGGGTCAGTAAATCTACTCCTAGCACTCTTCCACATATCAATCTTAATGGGAATAAACTGATTAGTAGAGTTCTCATTCCACTTCTCAATTGGTGCAGGAGAAGCCTCTCCTAGATTTCCCCATTGGGTTCCAGACTGGAATACTGCGAATGCTCTAATCTTGTTTGTTCTGGAGTCATAAAAAGGTGACAACATATTGTACGTTGAGTCTATTTTGTAGCCATCTTCGAACGTTCCAGATGTTTGGTTTTCGAGATTGCACCAAGCTTGATTGACTACATCGAAGTCATCTATGAACCCATACAAGGTTGAACTAGGACTTAAGATGTAGGTTTTACCATAATGCTGATCTGCGAAAGTTCTAACTCTGTTGTACCAAGAAACAACCCAAGGTTGGTCTTTGTACCTGTTGGTTATCTGGACTACGTTAACACCTGGAGCATTTGTTTGACTCAAGTCTATGAATCCAGATACGGGATCCCAACCACTTTGAGTGATTCGGTTTCCTAATCCTTTGTGTGCAGCCCAAATCTCTATGTTTGTTAAAGCTTTTCTAAGCTCAATACTAGTAGGAGTGTATTCATCTAGTTCACCGTCTGGGCCGAAGTATTTTATAGTTACATCTTCCCAACCGGCATCGAATATTGGTTGACCAACTGTTATACCTAGATCATACGCCAGGTTGAATGCACCACTTTCGGGGATTAGGGTTCCTGAACCTAGGATTCCCTCCATCCCTGCTCCGAACAACCTAACCTTGTTTGGCTTGTCGGCTTCGTCGTTTCCGTATTTGAATGAAATTGTCTGAGATGTGTCTCCAGAAAATGGGATTTCTGTTTTAGTAAGAGACACTCCAAACTTTCTATTTACAACAGCTACTTTGTTTTCCTTCATGTTCCAGTAAAAATCATAAGAAACGTCTCTTAGTATTCTACCTATGGCAGTAAGGAAATCTGTGGCTATAAATCTCCAGCGGTATGCGTCAAGATCTCCTGGAAGTTGATTCTCAATTACATCTGGAGTAGGTAGAAGCTCTAGTAGGTTTGAAGTAGTTCCTAGTGTGTTTTCAAAATAATCAACTGCGTTGTAGATCTGTCTGTAGCTTGCACCATTGTCTCTTATTGATTCAAATTCTTTTACAGCAGTCTGTCTAGCAGAACCAGATGCCTGAGTCACTACGGTAACTAAGTACCAAAAACATACATCAATTATATTGGTTTCAGGGGTATCATTTCTACCATGAACACCCTGGGTGTCTAAGTAGTAGTTCTTAAGATCAGTTCTGTGGTCTTCAATAGAAACGCTTATTAGGTTGCCTTTATCACTCTTGGAGTAATCAGCGTGCTTTACTTCTCCTTTTATAAATAACTCACCTACGGAGAATTCAACATCTGTGCCTATGGTTGGAAGTGTTTCTGTTGCAAAGTCGGCAGGTATATATTGTAAGTCAAATCTATGGGCAGACGAACCAAATCCAAATGTAGCATTTATACTAGATAGATATGCTTCAACTCCGACTCCCATTACAGCAGACGGAAAAACTACCAATTCATTTTGATACTGAGTTGACAGCCCTGATACAGAGACTGTTCCGCTAACCACTAGATAGTCCAAGTCTATCAATATTTAACATTGAAACCCTTCATTTTGAATTTTATATCCTTATACTTGTACCTACCCCTAGACATTAAACCCCGTTTCTATTGAATCTGTTAGATAGACTGAACCACTTGGCCCACTATATAGATACGAACAAATTGCAATATAATTACCGGGTTGAGCGTAATTTCCAGAAGGATTTACTTTTTGACTACGACCATTGTTTCCAAAGCGCCACCAAAGCAACCCATCAGACGGTGATGATAGTGATACTCCGCTAGCTCCGCTACTACTAAAACTAACTGGTAAATAGCTTTCAGAAGTGATTAGCCCAGATTCAGGGGTCGCTGAGCCTGATAGGGCTCCCAAGTCAGAAGCGGATAGGCCAGAGGCTAGATTTAATCTAAATTTCTCCATATTGACAACACCATCAACGTCTTGTACCCTTGTTGTAATGTTATATATCCCACCGTAACTGTAAACATGGGAGGCAGAGAAAACCCCGCTTGTTACGGTTAATCCTCCAGAATAAGAATTTATTCCTTCTGAAAAATCAATTGATGCATTGTGTATATTTTTTAAACCAGAGTAAGATCCTGAGACTGTAACAATTAGACCTGAGGCACTACTATAATCAAACGAATCCAATTCAGTGGCCCCACTGCCATTGACTAAGACGGCACCAATGTCTCCAGACGGAATAGGGACTTCTTCCCCCACCCTTATTCTGGCTCCAAAGTCAGTATTGTTAGTTCTTTGTACAGATATAGAAGAATAAAATTCACCAGATACGGCAAACTCTGCTCCCATAGTTATAAATAAGGGCAACCTATGATCTTGTGCAGTTACACCAGATGAATTAACGACAATATCTAATGTCATTAAAGCAGAGGCATTTGAAGTTGTACCAGACCCTATCGCTGACAGATAAGATCCCATCAATCCACTAGCTACTCCTGATACTGTTGCCATCTATAAACTCTTCCCTTGTCTCACCTGTTACAACATCTATTCTATTTTTGTAAATAAAATTATTATCGCAGTCTTTTAACGCTATTACAATAAAATTCAAATCTCCTGTTTTCAGTGGCTCAGTAGAAGCGACCCACTCTATGTTTCCATCTACTGTTAAATGCTCGCTTAGTATAACTCTATCAAACTCTTCAATATTATTATTTAAAAGTCTAACGTCATATAACTCAACAGTAGTTTCTCCGTATTTTACAAAAACCCTAGCTTTATCGTTCTCGACACTAATAACTTCTCCTGTATAATAATCTGTTCTCATTGGAGTAGTTGCAGTTTTTAATAAAACATATTCTTGGCCTTGAGCTATTAGTTTACTAAATCTAAACTTACCAAAATAACATTCAAGATCCAATATTATTTCTTGTTTGTTTCCATGTAAGTCTTCTCTAAATAGTTCTTTATACTGCATTATTAAACCTTGCTATTCTTGTAAATGATTACTATTCCTATGCTTATGCAATAAAAGTGTATGAAATTTTCAAATTCCAATTATTACCGAGTCCACCAAGCTGCCCCTTAGTATACGTCCCAGATGGAAGTGTACTAATGACATAAATATAATCTGATGAACTAGCACTTGAAACTATGCCCGATACTGTTCCAAGTGGTATAGCTGTTCCTTCCGTAGTGGGAAAAGCTGACACCCCTACTCCTCCAGACGCCATAGTATGATTTTTTAACCAAGTTCCGCTTGTTTGGTACCATAAATTTATATCTATGCCAGAACCAGTTATATCTGTTTCGTCAGCAAGCCAAATCTTTGCATCAGTTACTCCTAGGTTTCTCACAACTCCACTTGCGTTATCAAAGTATATGCCAGATGCATCTCCCATTTGGAGTGTAAGTGCTTGTACTGCTGAAGTTTGATCTCCAGTGGGCTCTATTGAGAAGCGACCAAAATCTAATGCTACCCCAGATTCACCTTGAGCATCGAACCCGCCTATTAGGTTGCTTTTAGCTTCAGGAAAATATGGAGACGCTGGGTCTTCTATGTGTTTATATCCACTTGGATCATTCTTAGTTAGATCCCAAGACCAGGCAGTTATTGCTGGCCTAGTTACGGCGAAAGATCCGGTCTGATTAACAGATTCTATCGTCAATAGGTAAGAACCAATAGTTCCACTTTGACTACCACTTGCTATGCTAACACCAAGCATATAAGATCCGATGAAGCCTGAACTTGTTCCAGTTGCCCCTGGAGCAAAAAAGTTTCCAGATCCATTATTATATAAATAATCAGCATGTATATCATTAAGACCACTGTTAAATATTAAGAAGTCTCCCATTGCTCCTGATCCATCTAAGAAATAGTTGTTTGCAGCAACCTTAGCTCCACCGTTTGTTCCAAGGGTTAGTAACATATTGTGATCTCTAAAACCAGATCCAGTAGTAGTATTAAAAAACTTATTCCAACCATAATTTACATAATGTACTTCCGGCTGATCGTATGTGGCACTATAGCCAGATCCGTTTACCCAAGCTCTAATACAGCCACGCTCTCTATTTACACTTAATAAATAATGCACCCAGGTATCTTGTAGATTTGTCATGCCAGAAAACGCAAGACAATCAGACGCAGATGAAACACTTGTAGCACTACTCTCTACCCATTTTAGATTAGTTTGTATTTTATTTTTATTAGGATCAGCAGAAGTCTCATTTGATTGAGTTATAAACATACCAGTATCAACATCTGAAGTTGCGCCAGATTCAGCTATAGAAAACATTATATGAGAATTAGTAGTAGTTCCCACTGTGGAACTTGGCCTATACCAAATCGACATTGAAAAATCACCACCAGAATAAGGAGTCGCATTTAAGCCCTCATTTGTCCCAGAACTAGCAGTAGTATAAACTTCAAACTCAAAGGCTTGACCATTTGTAGTATTAGCAGCGTCTACTCCAGATAATGACCTAGTGTGAATATTGTCATTAGCTGTTGTTGAAAAATACCCAGAATTTGCACCTCCAAATATATGTTCCATGTTAGCACCATCTATAGAATCATTAAGTATAGTTCCACTAGTTATAGTGTTTTCACTAAACTTCCAATTATGAATGGCTGAATTAAAAATTCCAGATCCACTAACTTGTGGCTTTGCCCCAATTGTTACACCAGATCCATTGTTATATAGTCCCGAAACTTGTGCGGCAGAAAGTGCTCCAGACCAAATTCCAAATTCACAAACAGCTCCCCCGTTTGAATATAATTCATCTACTATTAGACCTATTGGGTCGGCGGCAGTTGAAGTGGGAAACCCTGGGTAGTTGTGATTATCAAATGCAGTATTGAGCCCAGATGCAACTAGAACACCATCTTTATACAAATATCCAGAACTATTAACAGCATCAACTACACACATTATATTGACCCACTCGTCATATGTTAAAGTCGATCCTACTGTTATTGTGTCAATTGCTGTATTTTCAAAAGTAGAAAATCTAAGCGTAGAAGTGTTTGCGCCCTCTAAGTGCCATGTTGCTCTGTTTGCTGTAGCTGCTCCAGCAGCTCCATTGATATCACTTATTTTCATAATAGATACTTGTCCAGCACCACTCATAGAAGCAGGTACATTGAACCAACCACCTATAGAAAATGTTCCAGATACTCCACTAGGTACTTTCCAAAAGTCATCTTCTGCGTGCCACTGCTCAACGTCACCTAGGGTATGCATAAATCCATAAGCTTTTGCACCTGTTTTGCCCCCAGATACCGTTGATACAACTATGTTCTGATTTGCGACTCCGCTAATTCCAGAAAAGTGACCGGAATCTGCCGTAGTGTCTTGAAATATTATTACATCAGTAGCATTTACTTCATCGTAAATGGAATCACATGCTTCTGGAGTTGTAGATTCGAATTTCCAATAATGAACTAGTAGTCCACTTACTGTTCCATCCATTCCTGCTAATGCCATTTAATTCACCTTAATATCTAAGCCCTGAGCCATTGTGAGCCCTGTAGGAGAAGGCAAGAGAGTAGCCGCTCCCAACTCCTCCAAACGTCCCTAGTGTTTCATCTGCTCCAGTTTGAAACTGACAGTACAAATATTGTGAAACATCTCCGTCAGTTGAGCCAAAGAAATAAGGGCTTCCATTGCCCGCTCTGATAACCTCTTGTGGGATTACTGCACTGGATGTTAGATAGGTGCCCCATTCTTCTGGGAATGTTCTAAATGGGAACCAAGTTGGGGAGATATCAAATAGCATTTTATGAGTAGTAGTTAGGAAGTCTGTGCTTACTAATCTTACTGACACCTCATCAAAAGTATCTGTTGCCACTGTTCCAGAGAAATCAACTGTAAAAACTTTTAACTGTGAGTTCTCAATTCCATCTGTTCTGAATACATCACCCAAATCTACTACTCCACTAGCAGTAGTTCCTGATGCTCTGATAGCTACAAAAGAAGGTGCCGATATTAGGTGTCTGGATCCAGCCGGATCACCTGATGCAACGTTCCACTCTCTAACGAAAAAAGTAGCCATTATTTATCCTTAAACAAAATTGAATGTTAATCTATACCTTATAGACCCATCGGAACCACCAAAAATTCCATTATCAACATCTGTATCTATTGTCATACTTAAGTAAATGTATTCTAAAGCTTCTGAGTCAGAAGCTGCTCCTGAAACTGTGGCAAAACCATCTTGTCTATATACGTTTTGCGAAGCGGGTAGACTAGTTGAGGAAAAAAGCCCCGACGAGTCTGTTAAACTTATACCAGACACAAAAGAGCCTGACACTGCTTGATTGAAAAAATAACTTCCGCCTGAGATGGCATTCTGTATTGGTAGCCAAAACCTAAAGTCAGTTAGAGTACTGGCGTCATTCATTGCAGATACAAAAGGAACAACTGTATATGTAGTACTGGAAACCTTAGTGTCTGTATTATTAACTGTTCCAAACTCTAGTACTCCAGTAGCACTAGCATCGAGTTTTTTAATCCAACCAGACCCAGATTCTAGGTGTCTAGATCCAGAGGGGGAGCCCGATGTGGTAAAGAACTGATTAAATAATATAGTAGGTGGAGTAGCCATTTAAATCCTCATCAATCTAGGCTCACTAGTCCATTTATCTTAGCCGCAGATAAGTTTGTAGTATATGCCCACTGAAGACTAAACTGTAATTCATTAGCAGCTTCATCTCTTGTTACGTTTTGTGCTACAAGCCTTAAAGAAACATAGTTTGCTGAATCGGGTCTCAATGCATTTATTCTTGTTTCAGCGTAATCTAGCAAGTCTGTAAAGACATACCCTGCTTCAGCTTTTGCACTTCCAGTTATAGATATGCTTCCCTCTGTAGATGTCCCTATGTTTTGAACAACGTTTCCTAGTGTTCTACCAAAGATGGGGAATGTAGCATATACAACCGTTGGTTGGTTGTCAGCAAAATTAATGTCAAATGACTCAACACCTGATGGTAGGTTTTCTTGAGCGTCATCTGTATAGCTGTAGTTGTAAGTTATAGATCCATTAAACTCACTCTTTGATATTGATTCACTTGTAGTTGTAGCGGTGTATAGGGTGGCGGATCCGCCTAGTTGAGAGTACACCCCAGAAGCATCTGCTGGTAGAGCGTCTCTTACTAGGTTGTTCCAACCACTTAGGGCATTTGTAAAGCCTGACGTGCTTCTACCGAGCCCCTTAACTTCTCCCTGAAGACTAACCGTAGTTATTCCATCTGAAACATCCATACTAGCATCTTGCGTATGAATATAAGCTCCAGAGGAAACTACGAATGTTTCGTTTATAGAAAACGAGCCAGCAGCTACGTCTACATCTTCTGATCTCTGACTAGCATAAGCGGTAGTTGTTCCAGAGGCTTGAGCGAAAGCAGGATGCGAAGGCGGCTGATTTCCACTACCAACCCTAGTTAGAACAAAAGTTCTCGCGTTATCAAGAGCATTGTTTCCACTAGAACTAGTGTCAAGTCCAATGGCACTGACACTGTGAGATAAGTTTATAGTCTTTCTATTTTCATCTTCATCATAGCTCCAGCTTTCAGAATAGTCTGATATAGCATCACTGGAAACTGCTTCTTCATATATAGCTGTGAATGTATAAGTTGATCTATCGGCCCAAGTTCCTTCGTCCATAGTAAAATCTGTTATCTTGGGATAAACCCCGGATAGTAGACCGGAACCATTTTCTAATATTGACAATTCTCCATTGTCTGTTTTTAGTGCATCAAGAATGCTATTTCTACTAGATATTACATCTGATATATTGCTAGCATCTCCACTTGTTTCTAGAATATTTCCCGCAAAGGACAAAGTATTTCTAAGAGCTACTCCAGATCCCCTAGAGTCTCTGACCATCTCAACGTCCCAAGAAAACAAGGGTGCTGGGACTAATTGTTGACTATTATACGATACTGTAACAGCCATTAGCTACTCCTCTTATTCTTAGCCTTAGTTCTCTTTACTGATTCAGATATTTTTCTTGTTTTATTCATTTCTTACCTTCCCAAAGCATCCGAAAGGCCGACTTCATTCATTCGCGTTATGATATCAAGTATAAGCCCCGATATGGCTTCCATCTCTCCACCTGACGCAAACTTTCCGGCCAACTCTCTTTCAAGTCTTTGGCTTAAACCTTCGACTCCTCTTAAGTTAATATTTCTTTGCGTGTCCACATTTAACTGCACACTCTGGACACCTCCAGTTGCCACATCTGCTCTGAGTCCTCTTATCTCTCCAACTAAGGACTCCATAAGAGTATTTAATGCAGTTGTATCAGCATTTCCATTAGCTGCAAATTTTTGACTTCTAGGTTTAAAGCCTAGGCTGTTTGATTGCCTTCTTGTTAATACGGTCTCAGAAGTGTTGGCTAGCATTAGTTTTGATCCAGCGGGCATTAATCTTTTTTCTTTTCTTGCAGCTCCAACTAGTCCGTTTATCTCAGCTCCAGAAAGAGTTCCACCGGCAGCCCCACCTATTGCTTCTCTTCCTGAGAAGGATATAGATCTTAGAGCACTAACAATATCTCTACCAACGCTTTTTATAGATACATTGAAATCTCTAGTCTTATCTTCAATTCCCTGCAACTTGTCAAGGGCTCTGTCTGTGTAGAACTTCAAGGTGCTGGCGTCGGCAACGGCAACGTTTCTTGTCGCGGTAGCTTCAGCTAGGTTGTTTAACGCAATTTGCTTTTGAAGATTAGCAACTGACAATTGGTCCTTTGCAGTTCTAACACCCTCTTCTGCTTGGGCAGCGGCAGATTGTGTAGCAGCTAAGGAATCTTGAGTAGCAGTTAACTGCTCTTTAGAAACTGAATCGGTGGCTAGCTGTAGCGACACCTGTCTAAGCTGTTCTAATTGTCCTGCTAACCCGGTTTGCTCAGAACCGAATCCTTCTAACTGTTCTCTTAGTCCAGGTATAATATCCGTGAACCCAGCAACGGCACTTCTTAGTTCCTCTGGAACGGCAGCCGCACTAATGTCTCCCGATGCAACCCCTTGGGCTATCTGTTGAGCCTGTTGAAGTTGATTTCTCTGTTGGTCTGATGCCGTGAAGAAACTAACTGCGAACCCACTTATACTAGATGCTAGCTGTGTGACTTTCTGTAGCAATTCGGCGGCAGATTGCGCTCTAATCTGGGATAGTAATTGTTCACTAGCAATTGTTCTGTTTAATTGGTTTGTTACTTGATCTATGTTAGAAGCGGCGAAGTCAAAAGCATTAGCTAGACTAAGCTGAACCCCAGTAGATTCAAGAGCAGCTCTTTGTGCATTGCTAACATCAACTGCATATCTAGCTTGAGCATCCGCAGCTTCTCTAAGTGCAGTTACAATATCAGAGTTTGCAGAAGCCAATTCGGCTCTAGCAGAAGCTAATCCTTGTTCAGCAGATATGATGGCTTGGTTAGATGCCAACACTTTTTCAGCAGCTTCAACCCTATCTTTTTCTGAAGAGGTAACTCTTCTACTAGACTCTTCAGATATCTTAGCAATTCCTTCGAATGCTTTATTTATCTGAGACTCTATTAGAGCGGCTCTTTCGATTACAGCAGTTCTATCTGTGTCCTGTCTTCCAAGTGCTTCACCTTGGGTTCTGGCGGTTCCTTGTAGCTGAGCAAGAGATGATTCGGCAGCTACCACTCTCTCAGAGTCGTTTAATAGTTCAGCAGCTTTAACTAGCTCTTTGGCATTCTTAATCTCTTTAGAATTTAATAACTCCCTCTGTCTCTTAGCAACATTTATCTGAAGCTCCCTATTTAGTTTTTCTTGAAGAAGACCTTTTTCAATCTCTAGAATGTTAATAGGCTTATTGTTAGTTTCTCCCTTAAGTTTTCTTATTTGAATTTCTCTTGCAATTATTTCATCAGCACTTCTAATTCGTTGAGACTCAATAGACTGTATTTGATTGCGAAATTCTAATTCCTTCTTAGTCTCTTCAAAAATTCTCTTTTGAGAGTTGGCAGCAATCTCTGTGGTTTTCTCAATCCCTTTTAATTGCTCTTGAATCAATCTATAAGCAGAAAGTGAATCATTTAAAAGCTTAGCCTGCTTCTTGTCTTCTTCGGTTAGCCTTGCACCAAGCTCTTGGGTTTTTGTAGCAACTTCGTTTATTTTAAGAGATACTCCCGCTGCTTTCTGTAATTCTTTAACTCTCTTTTCAGCCTCTTCTGATAGCCTTCCAGCTACGTCAATGGCGCTTTCTTCTGACGTTAATAGGTCTTGGGCGAGATCTTGAAGTAATCCAATTCCCTTAAAAAGATCACTTTTCCCAATAGGGATACCAAGAAAATTATCTTTTTGCCCCAGTTTATCGAATCCTTGTTTAAACGACCCTATTTTATCCCTTAGATTCTTGGTAGCATCCTCAGCATTTTTACTATTATTAGCTATTTCCTTCATGTCTTTAGCTAGCTTAGTAAGTGGTTCTATAGCCTCATCTGCCAATGCTTGAAGTCTAGCTAATTCTACGTTAGACTCACTAATAGCTTCTTTTAATTTTGAAGTCTGGGCTGTCTGTATCTTGAATGGAGCATCACCCTCTGCTATTCCGTTTAATGCTTCGGCTTGGACAAAAGGATTTGATGATGTATTAAAATCTCTTTTTTGTCCAATATTGATTCCTCTTCCATCTGGACTAAATCCATCTTGTTCTATTCTCCCTAGTTTGCCAATACCTTTTTCTAATTCAGAAACGGCAGATGCGAACGTAGACGATAATCCGGTTGACTCTAAGTCTTGTTGCCTTAGTGTTTTCAAATAATCCTCTGACGCCTGATTAACTTTCTCAATAATATCTACTCGCCTTTTATCAGCAATTATGTCTTTGGAAATCTCGATAGACAGGTTAGATAATCCTTGACTTGCCTGGTTAAGTCCTTGCACTATAGGAACAGTATTTATTTTGTCAAGGGTGTTAGCTATGAAGTTATCTTTAATAGCAGATTCGGCCTTTGCAAATGCATCACCTATTCTCTTGGCGGCAAACTCTAGAGAGCCTGTAAGGAAAGCTGTGGCCACGCCAGTTTTTCCAAAGAGACTACCAAGCAATGCTCCATTTTTAACAAACGAACCAGCAAAATTACTAGTGTCTGCTCCAAGCTTACCAAGGAAAGTATCTGTCTTTATAATAGTAGTACCTAGTTTTGCAAATACACTTCCAAGAACATCAGCTCCAGCAAATAACGCTGCGGTCCTCCCTCCTGTTGACAACCCTCCTTTAGCTCCGGCTCTTACTTTAGATGTTTGGGCTTCAAGGTTTATCAAGATATCAGCACGTTGCTGTTCAAGTTTAATTCTATTTTTTAAACCTAATATTAATTTTTGGTCGCCAGCAATTTCAGCAGACAGAAGTTGGGCTCTTGCACTTAGTTGATTGTTTATTGAGCCCTCAAGTTGAATACGTCTAGATAAAGATTTCTGTACAGCACTGTTTACGGCTAAGTTGTTATTATTCTTATTTTTCTTCTGTAGAGCCTGACCTCTAAGAAATACTTTCTGTTGCTCTATTAGGTTTTGAGTTAGGTTTTGAGCCCCTTTAGTTGATGTCTGGAAGAAGTCTCTGGCCCCGGCGATCAGTGGGCCTTTTAAAAGTGTTATTAGTCCAACTATTCCGCCGACTAATGCAGACTTAACAACACCTCCAAGGTTTATAAATCCAACTTCAACTGAATCAAGAGCTGTGGTAATTCCAGTTAGAGTAGATATAGTTCCGGTTAGGGAATCTATTAGCTCTCCAGCGAACCCAGCAGCTCCATCTTGGCCCCCAGTTGATATTCCAGCTAAGCTTGCACTTAATGCTTTGAATGATGTAGTTAAGTTCGTTGCTCTTACAGATAGTTTTGCTAACTCAGCTTCGTTTTTAGCATTTAGAGCAGCAGATCCATCCACCTCCGTGTTGTATAGGCTCTGAGCTTTTTGTAGGTTGTTGATAGCTCCAATAAATACGTTAGTCTGTCTAACTCCAGCAACTTGGTTTGCAACTTGGTTTTTCTGTTGCGCGTTGAGTAGAGGGAAGATTTTAGCTATCTTAGTGAAGATGTCAAGAACGCTGTCACTTGAATTAATTACAGCATCTTGTGCTCCAACTGCATTAGCGAATCCATTATTTAGTTCTACAATTTCTTTTCTGAACTTTTGAGTTCTAGCAAACAATGTCTTAAACGCAGTACCAACAGTTGATGCACCTAGTCTTGTTTGTTCTAATGTTCCAGCAAGTAGCCCTGTTAGTTCTTCGAAGCTAACACCGGCAGCTTCAGCAGACGAAGCTGATCTTAGGAATGCCGTTCCGACTTCTGTAACGCTGGTAGCAGACTGGTCTGCAAATACTGCTATTGTTCCTAGTTTTTGAGATAGCTCTCCAGCAGTAATGCCGAACACTTGTTGGGCAGCCGTAGCTAGTCGAGCAGAGTCAGCAGCACTTAGAGTTGAAATGTTAGAAAGCTTCAAAGCCTCCTCTGAAAACCTAGCGGCTTCTGCTAGTGACTTGCCCTGACGAACGAATTCGTTTATAGAAGTACTTACTTCTTCGATGCTTCTACCAGTTTTCAAAGCAGTGCTTGTTAGTGCTCCAAATGCTGCACCTATGTTTCCAGCAGCTCTTTGAACTTTCGACAAGTCTTGGATAGCTTTATCAAAGTCAAAAACCCCTGCGAACCCTGCCCCAACTAGGTTCTGAGCTACACCAACTGCTCTAATAGCTATGGCATACTCTGCGAATCTTTGAGTAATGGCGGAGACCCTTGCACCAAGCTCTTTAAAAGAAACCCCGCCCTGTCCAACAGCTCTGTTGTATCTCTGTTGGGCTCTAAGAGCACTCGGAGTTGATCTAGTTGCAATCTCTTCAACTAAGCTTTTGAAAGAACGAGCATTGGCTAGATCTCTACCTTTGATCAGAGCATCTCCTGGAGAGCCAGCAGGTTGAGTTCCAACTTGAGTCGGACTCTTCTGGCCTTGACCAGCGGTTACATTTAGCTTTATGCTAGAAAGTTCTTTTTGAAGCTGAGTCTTTAGTCTAGTTAAAGCACTTTGACTTATCTTTATCTTATTTAGGGTAAGAGTTATATCCTTAAACGCAGCATTGATAGCACTTTTGCTAACTTTAATTTTATCTATAGAAACATTACGAAGCTGCTTGGCAATAGTGTCAGTTAGCGTCTTTGTATCGATGGACGACTTATCTATCTTAAATCCAATATTTAGTATAAGATCATTCTTAGCCAAGACTCACTCCTCTTTTACTTTTTATTAGAAGTACGCGGTTTCCTAGGTTTAATAACTTTCTTTTTGGTTAAAACTTTAGCTTCTTCTTTCTCTTCTAATTCATGAGCCCTATTAAGAAACAAGATTTCTTCCCAGTCATCTGTAAGATCTCTGTCTTTATCAAATCCATGCTGTGCTAAATATGCTGCTGTTAAAATCTTTCCAAAGTCATCAGGATTATCAAAACTATATTTCTCTAAATCTTCATTGGTGTCAAAAACGTTTTTACCATTCTCATCAACAGTAGCAACTCTTATATAAAGAAATACTCTCTCTTGGTTGGCGGTTCCTTCTGCTGTCTGTCTAAACAGTTCCATTTTTTCACCTATTAACGAAGTTAGATCAGCTCTAGCAGTAATCATCTTTGCCATCACTTCTTTAGATTCGTCATTGAACTTATCAAAAGTTTTTATTTTCTCAGAAAGATCATTAAGTTCCATAGCAAGCCTAGCAACTTCTTGCTCTTGTTCTTTACACCAAGATCCGTTCTTTTCATAAAGACGTGCAGCCTGTTTTTCGGTCATTAGACCAAGCTTAATGCATTCTCCGAATATCTTTCGATAATATCTATCAAGTTCAAATATCTCTCTTTGAGTAATGTCCTTAAAAGAAAAATCAGATAATTCCCCATTTATAGAAATCTTATTCTCCATCTTTAAAATCCTCCCTTTTTTCCTGAAAAGCTTTTTGGACCCTTCTTATGGCGTCATTCCCATTTCTAAGAATAGATGATCTCATGGTTCCAAATCCAGGAGACTTTTTACCGCCTAGCATGATCTCTAAAATATCTAAAGTCGATTTAAACATTCCTTTTATTTGTAATTCACAGTAAGTCTGAAGCTCTAAAAGCTCACGATCTTCGTCTTTCTTCATGCTTATTGTCTACCCTTCCTAAAGTCTTTCTTAACATGCCAATCCTTGACAGTCCCCTCTTTGTCAATCTTCTCTTTGGTCTCTTTTATTATCTGTCTAGACATAGTAGTATTTTCGTTATAAATCTCTTGAATTGTCTCAGTATCATTATTGTCTACCATAATAAACTCTTCCAGGAATTCGCTACTCTTTCCACTTATCTTAAGTCCCTTTTTACTACCTACAGAAGACCTTTTAGCCTCTTTATTTTGATCTTCAACCCATCTGTCTAGGGTAGCATCGTCTTCTATGGTGCGAGCATCTGGGCGGTCCATAGATTCGAACACATAGTCATAGTACTGAGACCAGTAGACAAGAGAATTCTGAACCTGGGTCCACTCTGAGATGGGCTTGCCAAATAGGCTTTCTCCGTTTTTAGACGCACTCCACCTATATCTCCATGATCCAGATCTGGCTATTTTACGCAAATTCTTTTCTGTGTTCAAGTTGTTATTTATATATTTTATTGTCAAGTTAAATATAAGCTCTTCGTCGGTTGAATCCAGATAAGCGTCTTCGTTTGCCCAGAGTTGGGAGCCATCTTCTTTTGTAGCACTGAGATATATCATATGCCTATTCATTACTTCTTCTGCATATCTCTCTGCACTAATAGAAAAAAGCTCTATATTATAGTTCTCTATCTTTTCCAAATCTTTAGAAAGAGAATCTATCTTTCTTGTTAAAGCCCTCTGTCTTACTTTACTGGCTTTTATTTTAGACCTAAGTCCAATTAATTTTTTAATTTCTTTTTTTAGTTTTGCTACTTCTTTATCGTCTTCTTCGGTCCAGATCTCATTCTGTAAATAGAAATACTCTAACTCCTCTTTACTGAGGATATTAGAGCTAAAGGCTAAATTTAGACTTTTTTCGTGAACGAAGTCTAATTCATTTTGTTCGGCTATAGTTAAAGAGCGAAGAATATAGGTTCTTTCTTCTAAGCTTCCGTCTAATACAGAAACTATGGATTTTCCCCATAGTATTTTTCGTATCTCTTTTTCTATGTCCAACTTTAATCCCCAAGCCTTTAGAATCCCTTGCCTTTTTAATATAGTGGGGGGGCCACTATGGACCCCCCCCCACCATTAAAACATCACTTAGTTTTGCACCCGATTAGGAGTCGCTGCGTCGAAGTTCTCGTGAGAAATATTAAGGCTGTTACTATTTTGATAAGTAATAGTTAGTAGACCATTTCCACCAGTTGCGTCGTACCCACCAAAATCAACACTAGAAACCTTGTTCGCTGTTCCAAGATCAATAGTTAACCCTCCATCGGTGACGAGGATAATAGATCTATTAGTTAGGTTGTTAGCTGTTGACACTGCTTCAATTTTATCACCTTCAGAAGTTACTATTTCAAAAGTTGTCTCTACTGTTATCGGGAAAGTTACCGATTTAAAGAATGAAGCCTTTTGTCCTAGTTTGAAAATATCTTCTCGGGCGACATCGACTGAAATATCAATACTTTGAATACTGTCGTCTGCTATGATAATGTCAGCAGGCAATGTTGAAGCACCTACGTTAAAGTCTTCCGCTCTGGAAACACCTGAACCAATAATTGCAGCATCATAGGCATTTGAAGTACTGAACACGGCATCGGGTACACCCTCTGTGGCGGTCCAAGTTTTATCATCTCCCTGAAGCGTAACTGTTTCAGTAAAGTTTCCATCTGTAGTCATTGAAATTGCATAGGAAGATAGTACCATGCCTGAGCAAGTTACTGTGCTGTCTGCTATTCCAGATGCGCTTGATTGAGTATCCGGGTATATTGAGACAGCTACGTCGGCTTCCCATGCAGCCGTAGAACCTTTTAGGGTTGTAAAGTCAGCATCGGTAACTAGTAGCCATAGGGGTTTAGTTCCGTCAAGAACCTTCTCTATGGTTACTTCGATTTCCGGCGTTCCTTCTACGTTCTCATAGGCATCTAGTTGCCCTAGAGTGAATACATCTTCAAGGCTGAAGTTAGTTGTAATTGAAACTGACTGAACTCCAAGAGGCACTTGCCACCCTGCAATTTCAATCTTAGCTCCACTTGCGTGTATAGCATCGGTAGTACCGAATGCTCCTCTGACTACGCCTGATATAGTGTCACCCAAAATACCTGAAGAATATGTTGCATATTCTTTAACATTTGAGCCTGAGCCCTCAATTATAAGCGTCCCAGTGGCGGGCCAGTGACCAGAGAAATTGGTCGCATTGAGAATAATAGTGGTAGCAGCAGGCGCGAGAGTGCCAGAAACCAAGGTCCCACTATAAAATCCCATTACATCTGACCCCGAAGGGAGTGCGTTGTCTTTAAGGGCAAGCTGAGCAGTCGCGTACGTAATTCTATTGTTGGGCATCGTAAGTCCCCATTTCTATTGAGCTTATGTTAATTCGAATCATTTTTCTAAGTTTATTTATGTAACATTTAGACCTTTCAGCCTGAATAGATGGATCTTGATGATATGTACTTAATTGGCGCTTCCCTCTAATCGTCCTGTGTTCGTCGCAGTAATGATATTTTTTATCATATCCAGGTCTATTAGACGTTTCTTTTTCACATTTTCCATATCCACAATTACTCAAAAATCCTCCTAATACAAAGTGATGTCGTCCTTATAATAATATACGAATTTTTTTAGTATAACTTGTACAAGTTACTGAAGATAGAACTTCATTCCCCAGTCAACTCTAGCTGTATAAATTCCTAGGTTTTCCCTAGATGGCTCTGCCAACTTAGCTTCATCAATATAGAGCTTATTCCACTGTATAGCTCCACTAGCTTGCAATGTAGTAAAATCAACATATGTAGAAGCTTTATCTCCATAAAAATCAAATTGTTCTGGAGCTAGATTGAAATCAACTCCCTGTATTTTATTGTGATATGATGATGTAGTTAAAACGTCAATTATTTTATTCATATCTCTTCTATTATTTGCCACAATATGAAAACTAACATCTTGGTTTACTATCTGGCCACCTCCCATTTGCCAGGGAGTAGAGTCTCTATCTATTGGGTTTACTGCTATTAGTGGTAACTGTGAACTATTTCCACTAGGTAGATTTATAGCAGAGGCATCTTGTCCATATCGGAATCGAGAGAAAATGATCCTCGCGGCCTCTGAGTCTGGAGAAGTTACATTAACTCTTTTATAGCTAAAGTCTGCATTTACTACTGATCCAGAAGGTACAGCGTTTTCAAATACCACCGTTCCATTTTTATAGTCAATGTGGGGAACGTAGGTGCCGCTTCCAGTTGGCTCAAATACACCTGATACATAGACCCCAGATACGGCTGTTATATCATACCCAGATGGCCCAGTTACGTCACCTTCAAATACCCAGTTATCAAAGCTACTTTGGTAAGTCGTTGAATTGACACGAGTTAAGGTGTCCATCCTATCTCCACTATACCAATCCTGAGATAAGTATACGTTAGAATACATTCCATTTAATAAAAACCTATGGTCTAAATATTGTTTAATATTAAACTCTAATAGATCTGAATTATCATATAGCTTGAATACAGCAGATGGAGACATTATTTCACCTTCCTTTGCAATATGGTAGCTATTCCTGCGCTGACTTCTTTTTTACTTATACTTCTAGCTATCTTATCAAATATTTTAGTTCTAGGTAATTTAAAGAGACCAGTTCCTTCTACCATTCTTCCTTCTTTAGATCTAGAGAATTTTCCACCGCCGTCTTCGAACGCATAGCCTGTTATACTAAGACCGTTCTCAAGCCAATCGACCCAAGATACTGTCTGTACAACTTCAAACGCACCAGTTTTAGAATTAAGCTTAGTTAGATCGTGTTGAGCAACCTCGTGATTTTTCAAGGCGTCAAAGTCAATCCATTCTAAAACAACAGTATCTCTATTAGCTCTTATTTTAGTTATCTTTTTATCTGTTTTTATGATATTAATCACTCTATCGATATCTGTGACTTCACTATCTGTAAAACCAAATTCTCCACGTAATGAACCTTTTATGTCCTTGAATTCTTTTGATTCTGCAAATTTGTCACCAAGCATTTCATTCACTTTAACAAGGTATTTTTCAAGATCTTTAATAACTTGCTTTTGCTTATTATTAATAATCTCCTTAAGTTTTCTTTCAAACCCTCCTGGGTCAGATAGGGTCACTCTAGCCATTATTCAATTCTTTTCCAAAAAGAAGTTAAAAATGTCCTAGTCTGCAAACCCTTTTGAATCGGGTCGCCTTCTAGTTGGTAGAAGTTGCCCTCTATTTTAACTTTGGTTGCATTTTCTACATCACTTCTTGATTCTATTCTGGTCTTAAGTCTAGCAACCTCAGTTTTTTTGATTCCAGTTTCTTCAAAGGCCCAGTCGTCAGGATTGTACTTAATAAGAGCTGTCCATATTTTGGTGTCCTCTGTTAGTAGTTTTCCTCTCCCTGCACAGATAGGGCATATAGCCCCAAGGGGGAAAGACCTGTTTAGAGATGTATTTATAGTGTTAGGATTCCCAGAGTTGTATTTACCGTCTGATCTTCCATCTGGTGAAATCCCGCAATTTCCGACTGCAACGCCATTTGCAATATAACTGTGAGTATTTGTTACCCTAAAGTTATAAACCTTTGCTCTTGAAATGTAATCTATGCTTGACAACATTGGTCTAGTTTCATAGTGACATTTTACGCGCCTCTTAGTTAAATTGCTGTTTGGGTTAGTGGAGTAACTAATTCTATATGTATCTTTTCTAGAAATTCCCTTTTTATCCACATAAGAATCAGATTTTGAAACATAAGGCAAGTACTTATTAGATTGCCAGATAGAGAAGACCTGATTACATAAAATATTTGAAATGGTTGTTAATCTAACAACATTAGTATTTTTGTATTTGACAATATTTCCATCTCCAGCAACCATATATTCTACTAATTTTGTTAATTGCTTTAAGTTGAGATTATTGTATAAATAATCAGGTATTTGTTTATTTTCAGATGTGTGTCCAATTTGTTCTAATAATAGTTTAGAAAATTCTGTACTATAAAAGTTAACAAGTAGATTTTTAGCATTTTCTCTAAACTCTTTAACTCCAGTTATTCCAAATTTTTCATTGAAAATTCTTATAAGCTTATCTGCAACCCATTCCTCTTTCTCGGAATTCAGACAGTACGAAAATTGTCTGGGATATCCAGAGCCCAGATGTACACAGCCTTCAGCTATGAACCAACCAATTGCAAACAAAACATCATCATCTATTTTAATGTCGTCATTGAAAGCCACTCTTGGCTTGTAGTTCTTTTTACAAACATTCTTTACGGAATGTACGCTAATTCCTGTTTTATTAGATATATACATAGGCTCAGCCCCCGCTAAAGCCAACTCTCTTACCTCTTCAACTTGGTTGATAGTAAAACCTTTGTTTGTGTAATTCTCCCACTTTATATTTATAAATTTTAAATCTTCATCTGAATATTTAGTAAGAGGAAATACCAACATGTCTCCTGTTTTAAGTTCTTCTGAGGGTACTTTTACAAAATTACCGCTTCTTTCAACAACAACTTTGTGATTGCTGGTTGAAGAAAACATGTTAGTATACCCTTCTATTTTTAATTTAGTAAAGCTGCCGCTATAATCTCTACTGTAAAGTTTATCGACCGTTTGAATTTGGCCTAGGTGATCTAAAACTGAATCTCCTATTTTTATATCTTCTATATTCTTATATCCAAGTGGTGTTTTTACTAAAGTTCCTGCCTCAAAACAATTGGGGCAGTCACTTGTAGTTGGAGTCAGATAAAGTGTGACGGGGTAGCCCAGGTCTTTTATTAGCTGATTTATTGCATCTTCATACAAACCCTGTTGGGTTGAATCAAGGTACAAGCCCTTAGTAGGTAGAATGCTATCATCTTCAGCCATTTAAGATTCCTAACAAAGATCTTGCGGACCACTGCTAGAATCAAAAGGACTGCTATAGTCCCTGGTTCCAGCCGAGTCTCCAGCGTGATCTACATCTGTTATTGTAAAACTGTTATCATACGTTATAAGTCCACCGTGAAGAGCTGGGTTAGAAGAAGAATTAGGATCATTGAATAGATATTTTGCTACAGCGTCACTTAACTCTGAACATGCATCAAGGACTACTTGGTTATGTCCACCGAAACTAGCTGTAGTATCTATCTCTGAATCGCCATCTCTAACTTTGATGCCTTTTCCAACAGAGTTTCTTCTTATGTTTTTTGATATTAGACATTCCATTTGCAAAATTATCAAGTCATGAACACTAGAGTCTGGAGTTGGAAGAACACTACTTGTAGTTTGATCCAATGACAGCTCATAGTCAGTTCCGGTTAAGCTAAGATTCCTATTAAGTCTATTCAAAGATTTTACCATAAATATATCCATTTGAGCATCTGTAAACAGAGTATCATCTATGGCTAGATCTAGTTTTACTTGATCATAGAAATTATCAACATTAGTAAACCCAGCATCTAAAGCGGTAGCCACCTCAAATGATTCGCTATGTGAAGTAGTAACTCCAACTGGGCTTATTACTGTCCAAGTTATTAGCCAGCCAGTAAGGGCACCTGAGGGGACAGCTCCAAAGTTTCTAGCATCATGGTGGCCTACGGTTTGTTTAAACCCAGATACTCCACTTGGAGCTAGCTTTGTTCCACTTGGATCAAATATATCAAAAGTTATACCAGATGGGTCAGTTAAGACTCCACCGAATCTAGTGTAAATATCAAGACCAGATGGTACTGATCCCGCCTGTATTAATGGCATTCTGCCTCCTTATTAATCAAGAAATAGTACTTCCATACTGGAGGGCGTTCCTCCTCCTCCTCCAGATCCAATGATCTGAGGAGTAACAAGTCCGCTCACTATAACATTACAATTAGGACCAGAGTTGTCAGTATAGTGTCCTACTCCTCTGATAACAATAGTTCCAGATACGCATGAAGAATCTATTAGTATGTTGGCAGAGTCTACATCTAAAGAAGCCGCCATATTAGGACCATTGAATCCGCTTACCTGTAATCCACCATGATAGCCGCGTAAATTCAACTGTAGACCAGATATTCCTGCTGCGTCAATTATTGGTGTACTAGTTCCAGCAACATTGCTGAAGCAATCAACAAACTCAACTATGTCATCGGCGTCCGTGTTGGCCAATGAAATTGTTCCAGCAAGTCCACCCTTAATCATGCGTCCTTCAAAGTCAGCAATAGAAGAGAATGACGAAACATCTCTGGCTGTGATTGAACCATTTAAATCTCCAGTAAGTATCATCGCTCTAAAAACAGAGTTGGCATTCGATGCTCCAGTAATGAAGTTTATGCTAGCCAATTTGGAATCATCTCCCACTATATCGTAGTTGTCAATTGACTCCCCAGATCCAACTACTAACGCACCGCGTAAGTGAATTCTATTGGGTAGGGTTCTTTGCACAATAATAGTTTGAGCGTCAGCCAGGTTGTTAACTGGTGAGCCAGGAGTACCTAAAGGAAAACTTGTCCCCGGTGTCCCAGCATCTATGTCAATCCAAACTCGTGCATCTGTAAATGATTGATCTTCTACCTGTTTAGAGTAAGTAAGACCAGCAGAGTTGGCCGTGTTTACTCCAACTTGGTTCTTGATTGTTTTATCAGCTATGTTAGAGTTACCTCCAACTATATTTACGTTATACAAACCATCTTCAAATAAAACTACATATGGAGTAAGGATTTCAACCACCCTAGCCAATGTTACACCCGCTACCGTGAGTGGAGCGGTGTGAACGTGATTAGTAGGAAATACCATTCCTTTTTCGTCATCCATTAGATCATTCAATATCTTACGGAAGTCATCAATATTTAACTGACGAATTTCTGTAGGGCCACCAAACGTCACATCGGTCATATCCGTTTTAGGGATATTGATAATGTACTGTGGAGTGTTCTGATTAGAATAGTCAATGGTTATGGCCATGACTTAAGCGGTTGGTCCGCTCCCCCTACCGATTAACATGGCCTTTTGCATTTGCAGCATTAATTGAGTTATTCTATTATGGAGATTTGTAATCTCTGCTCTGAGAACTTTAATCTCATCCTGTTGTTCGTTGTATCTTACGTTTATTTTTTCGCAATGTTTAATCATACGTTCAACGTTTTGTTTTTCGTTATCACTTGGCATATTTAAACCTTTCTTTATTCATCTACTACTAGAGAAACGATTGAAGAGAATCCGTTCGAAGTTATTGTGCCGGAAACTGGGCCAGTCTTATAAAATGGAGTTGTGGATCCTTTGCGAAGAACTCCTGTTACTGGTTGGTCTGACACATAGTTGTAGCCAGTATCCTCGACTACACCAGCCGCACTAGTTAGTCCGGTAAGAATTTGGGCAGCTACGGATAGGGTTCCGGTAGCGTCTGCTCCAGGGTCGCTACCCATAGTATAGGTGAAGACTGTCGTACTGGATACTGTTACCGTGAAGGTTCCATTGTACGCGCCTTGATTTGCTCCGCGAACTATTACTGTGTCCCCTGTGGTCAGTCCGTGGACCGCTCCCATTGTGCAGGTAGCAACAGTTGTAACGTGCGTGATGCTGGTGACCGTATCTCCAGCATCGACCAATGGTCCGCCTGCGTCAGCCTCCAAGTTGAGCCTGACATTCTGAATGTTAGAAGAGTCGGCTGCGGAGATCGCCTTTACGGATACTGTCACTGAGTTGTTGATAACAACTGTTGCACCCGCAGTCTTATACGTTGGCGTGTTACCGCCTCCTCCGATGTTTAGAGTCACTGTACCTGTGGTCTCCGTAATATCGATGGCAGCCGCATCTGAGGCTATTGCTCCGTATCCAGTGAAGGTCAACCCAGTAAGAGTGTAGGATCCAGATGTTGCAATTTCGATAGCGTGTCCTGCTCCACCTTGAGTGAAGTCGGTATCGTGTAGTCCTGTAGTTGTTCCGAATGTAGGATCAGTTATCGTTGCAACTGAAGTGATGGATGTAGTTGTGATAGCGCAGTTCTGTATTTCCGCAGTTCCTTGTGTTATATCCTCAACTTCTATAGAGCACCCATCAATATCTACAGGTGATGTCAGTATAAGTTGTGCTAGGTTTTTCATAGTAACTGTATTCATAGTAACAGTTCCGGTTGCTGCTGTTCCTACAAATTCCACAATGAGGCGTGTATCCTCAGATGTTGTGTAGCCCAGTCCAAGAGTATTGTCTTTCTCACCTCGTGAGCTTATCACTGAGTCAGAAAGTGAGAACGTAGTGGCCGCATTTCCCAGATTGGTTCGAAGGCGTGCGAATCCAGTAGCGAAGTAGCCATTATTCCAAACCAGAACCTTAGAGGAGTCGCTGAACTGTGTAGAGGCAGCAGTCTCAGACGTATTCTCACCAACGCTTAAGCGACCGTTTATAAAGACGATGCCCGCCTGTGTGGATACATAACCCCAGCGATTTCCAGTTGTTCCTTCGTCGGCTGTAACAAAATCTTCTATGTCACTGGCAGCCCCAATTACGTGGAGACCGGCACCAATGTCGATTGCGTCGATGATCAAGTTCTCAGCTTTGGACCCAGTCGAGAAGTTGCCTAGTACGCCGAAATAGTCTACAGACGTGAGCGCGGCGGGGCCACCTCCGTTAGTGACATCTCTATATCCAGCCACATTTGGATCTATGGCAAGTAGAAGCCACCCACCTTTTGGTGGATAGTTGTCATTGCCTGCGACATAATAATCATACGTTCTAGTTGAAGAATCTCCAAGTCTAACGTGGAGAGCGGGGGTGGTGCGAGCAAATAACACTGCGGGGTTCGTAACGGATACTTTACACAACCAACAGTTTCGGTCTGTCGCGGTCATGTCTACCCCTCCAGCAGCAGGATTGTAGTCTCTGCCGCGTAGCACATCGACTTTGCGTGACTGACATCCTGCACCTTGGTATACGATATCTCCCTCAGCCGCGACACCTCCACCACCACCAATATTCCCCCAGTTAGTGGTGGAGACTGCATCTGAAAATCTATTATTGTCGGCTGATACGGTTCCCAAAGTACTACCCCTTTTTAAACATCGGAGGTCCGAATAGCAGCAATTGAAGCGTTGGCTGAACCGAAAGTAGCAGGAGATTCGAAGGTTTTAATTCCTTCTGCATCACCAGCGGTTCCACCATCCCGCACTCGCACGAATAAGTCAACGTCTGTTGTATATACCGCAGTGTAAGATAGTGATGTTCCACCAAGAGCATCAATGTAAGATATGTAACCGCCAACAGAGACAATTGGATTGGTCGTAGTGTCCACGTCTGCCGTTGTCGTTGAAGGAGCTGTAATAGTATCGTTGTTAATTGGATCAGATCCGGTTAGCATCCGAATTACCATGTCTCCAGTCGTACCGTCGTCTTGCAGATAGAGTAACTCTGCTGTTCCGCCTCCGCCAAACGTCAGAGTCTCTCCAACTATGAAACTTGCCACTGCTTCGTTATCATAGCTAAGAGTATGAGTAGCGCCAGCAGAGGGTAGTGTTCCAGTTAACGTATAAGTTGAAGTTGTTCGTGAAGTGAAAGGAACGCGGTCATAGAACTCACCATTGAACACTCTTAGTGTTCCAGATGGAGGTGTTCCAGCAGGTATTGTTCCAATCGTTACATAGGTTGCAGCACCAGAAGCGTTCTGACCAGTTGCACCAAGTAATTGTTCAGTTTCCAACACTCCAGCAAGTCTTGGGCCAACCAATACTCTATCCTCTGTGGCTGTCAAACCAGTAACGGTGAACGTCACGTTGTTGGGTGGCTCACGTAGTGTTCCAAGTAGATCTGTAAGCTTATCTCCAACACTTAGGTCAGTAGAAGGGTCAACAATGCCAACTCCGAAAGCTCCAATGACGTTAGCTCCAGTAGACGCTCCAATGAAGGTTGCAGGAATTGTCCGTGTGACAGCAGAACCATTGGTAGTCATAACCTGAGTGTGATCATCAATTGCGTAGGTTACAGTAGAGGCACTGGGTGCTGTACCCTTGATAATCTGAACCCAGACAGTTCCCGTTGTTCCTAGGTCATTGACGGCTAATACTGTTGCGACTCCACCGCCAGTTGTCTGACCAACGGGGCCTGCGGAAGAAGTCGCAGTTGCAAGAGAAGTGAAGCCAGTTATAAGCTCTGCATTCTGCCATGTTCCAGTTTCAGTAGCGATAACTAAAGACGTGTTAGTAGCATCAACGCTCAAAATGCGACCTACTGCAAGTGAAGTTCCGCCAGTTACTTTCTCTCCAACTTGGAAGGTTCCAGTTATGACTCCAGTGTTAAGAAATGTTCCCCATGAGTAAGAGTCATTTGTAGCAGGTTGTGCGCCAGCTTCTCCAGTGTATGCCCACTCGTGACTGATGCCACGAAAGAGACTTCCATTCATGCCGTGGATTGTCTCGGCTGTTCCGCGCCTCTGAATGTCTTTTCCAAATTCATATAGGTCGGGAGGAGTCTGTGCTCCAAGATTCCAACCGCTATAATAATCTTCGTCAACTAAGTCTCCTGTTACGTCAATGCCCTGAAAACCTTCTATTGGGTTAGTTATTCCCCAAGCATTTACAGTAGCCTGAGCAGTCGCATTGTTGAGATCGTCAGAGGTAAATAGCGCAGCAGTGTTGTTACCTAGGGCCATTGTCACTGAGAATTCCGCGTACGTATCATTAAACTCTCGTGCTTGGCATGTTATTCTAGAGCCATTTATATTGGCTCCATCAGCCCTAGTCTTAACTAATTTTCTCATTAGGATAAGGTTGCCCGCATCGGCGTTTGGAGCAGCAGTCCAAGTGTCAGTTAATAGAGCATTATCTTGTACAATAATGATATTGGTCCCGGCAACTACGTCTCCCACGACTACTAGTCCTGAGTAAACAGTGTCTCCACTGTCCTGTGTTATAGATCCATCATAGAAGAATACAGCAGTAGCGTCATTAATGTTGTATCCATTAATTAGTGTTATAATGTTGTCGGTCGAGCGATCAGATGGGGTTTCACTTGTAATAGCCACGATATCATCTGAAGTTGCCGGAACGGCATCATCAGCAACGTCCATTAGCCAGCGGTGCAATTCGAGAACAGTATAGTTAGTGGCAACTCCACCCCTAATATCTCCATCTTTATTAATAGTAAAATCATCCTGTATAGCCATAGTTTTTCCTTTCAAAAATGATAAAATAAATTTTCCATGTAACAAATGTTACTACTATATTATACGAATCAGGCCAAGTGCGTTAAACTATAATAATAGCTAAAATTAACACAAAGTATATTAAAGTGGCTATATTTATATATTTACGCTAAATCATTCTTCTATTTTCCAATATTTTTTCTCGGCTTCCTTGCGAACTGCCATAGCTTCCTCATAGGTATGGAAGGAGCCTAGATATTTATTATCCCCATTAACCCCAATGGTAACTTCCCATTCTTTTATTACTTTTCTGTTTTCCATTCTTCTTACTCCTGGGTAGGGATTATTTGTATTAGTAAATTTACCCCTGTTTATGTTTTGCTCCATTTTGGTGCATTTGCGTAAGTTTTCCCAACGATTATCATGGCCATTTCTATTGATGTGATCTACTGTAATCATATTAGTAAACTCACATGGCTGTTCTCCAGTTTTCAAATACCAACATACATTATGATACATGAAGCACTTTTGTTCAAATTTTACAACCATATATTCACGATGCTTACACCCAGCTTTAGAACCCTTTTTAGTTCCTCTTTTACCTTTTATCCAAGTAAGATCCCCAGTCTCTTCATTATAACTCAAGTATTCTCTTATACTTTCAGGAATCTCAACTCTCAACTCAGACATACTATGCTCGCTTTCTATTAAAAAATGGGAGAGAGCGAAATTGCTCTCTCCCACCTTATACGAACATATTTATCCGTCCAACCAAATAAAGTTGGTTATTTTACGATTAGAGTGAACCTAGTATCGCACGACGGTTATCGAGGCAAGCGAAGCCAAGCTCCATCCAACCATACACTCCAGCTTTACCCGAACGGTGAAGCGCAGCGTCGTCGAACATTTCCATGTCCTCACGAACCGGCATTACGAAGCTATCTCTGCGACCGAGGTCAAGTCCTACACAGAACTCAGCATCAGAAGCCGCGAGTGAAGCACTGATAGTGCCAGTAAGGTAAGTTTGGAACTCTTGAGCAACACCAAGCTCTTGAAGCTCGCGAAGGCGAACACCAAAGAGACTGGGAAGCGGCTCTTCACCATCATGGTTGATTAGTGAGCGAAGGGTTGCATCGTCAACTAAAGTATCGCTAAAGTTACGGATATCCGCAATAGCCTCAGGGCTAAGGAAGAGATCAGTGAGCTTGCCATCACGGTTTCCAGTGAGACGCTTCACGCTGGTTTGCATACCAGTTAGAAGGGCCTTAGTGAACACTCCAGAAGAAGCGGCAGAATCACTTACAACCGAGTTGTCGTTGGCACAAGCGAGAATGACGTGCCAGCCATCGTCGTTCATCTTGCGAGTGAAACCGTTAGTGAAAACGGAAATCGCACGCTCAATGACATCCCAACGTGCATCGCGGGCGTATTCAAGGTTCCAAGAGATAGCATTAGCAATCTTATAAGTAGGAACGTGGACCTCATCGCCGTCGATCACGCGGTTAGGAATGCGACCTTCAGCCGGTACGACGAATGCTTTATGCTCATCAGAGCCAGCAACAGTCGGGCTGTAGAAGTCAAGAGGAAACTTAGCATCAATACCCGGAGCAACATCTATGCGGGTAAAAATCTCATCAAGGATGTCCGGCTCGAATGCTCCAGTTTTCCAAACCTGCTCCATAACCTGCGCTAGTACAGCGCGGTTCTCAAGACTCTTCGGATCAGACCCAGCGGTAGATCTGAGCAAGTCTTTTCTCTCATTTAGTTCAGTGTTGTCTTCATGACTCATTTTGTTCACCTTATCTTTCTTATCTTAATTGTTTATAATTAGAATTAAACGTCTAGGTAGATTTTCACGAAACCTGTAAAGGTGTCGTTGAGATCCTCTAGAGCGTAACCAACTTCTTGCATTCCTGCATTTGCTTGGGTAGCAGAAAGCTGTCCACTAGCAGAAACATAAAGGGTTGCGCCTTTAGCGATAGCTCCAGAAACTTGGTCGGTTACACATTCACCTTTTTTGAGTAGACGAATAACACCAGAGACATAAGTCTCATTCTTGTTCATGTTACGCGGAAGCGTGGTCGTTCCCGTGTCATCTCCAAGAGTAGTTAGGTTTCCAGGAAGGCCACGAGTAACGGTATCCATTAGGAGGAGACCCGCAACCCGCTTACCACTTGGATTAGCCGCTACTTCGACTTCTCCATCTACCGTAGTAGAAATATTGCAAATAATTCCACGCTCTTGAACACTTCCAAGGCGGAAGTTGATGTCGTCGGCGTGAATATTCTGATGCGCTTTCAATGCCATTGTATAACTCCTTATCTTTTACGCTTGTTTTTAGTAACCATGCTGGATACTACTTTTAAAAATTTATCGTGAATTGTGTCAGACACAGGATTGTTTTCTTCAATATTCATTTCTGTAGAAGTAGGTTCAATTTCATCAAGGTTGAATTCAGAAACCTCTACAATTTCCTCTTCTGAGGAGGCAGTAGTTTGTTCTTGCTCAACTTGCTTTTCTTCTTTTTCTTCAACAACTTCTGAAGCTTTAACAATTCCTTTTATATCTTCTATATAGGAATTAAACTCATCCTTGTCCATTAACACTGCTTTTTGCATTCTTGAACTAATTAATTCTTCACTTAGACCGGCTTGCACTAAGTCATTATGTCTCTGCGCTATAACAGCTTCAGACTCTAAGAGGACGACTTTTTCATCCAAAGATGCTATGATGTCATTCTGCTTAGCAAACATTCCAGTCATTGTTCCGATAACAAACTCAAGTTCCGCAACTCTAGCCATAATCTCAGGATGATCATGAGCACCAAAGAGATCGGCTTCGACCGAATCTAATTGAGCTTCAGTCTCTTCGACTTGACTATTGTCGGAGTTTTCTATCTCCTCTACGGAATCTTCAATTTCGCTCTCAGTAGAAGCTTCAATGGATTCGGATTCATCAGCTACAACTTCTGTATCAACTACAACATCTGCTTGGCTTAAAGCCTCTACTACTTCGGAATCATCGACTACAAATTTAACCGTTAAGGTCATATCGGCGTCTTTGTTCTCTTCAGTAGAATCATTGTCAGATGCGGTGACACTAGGAGTTGCCTCCTCAGATTCCTGAACCTCTTGATGCTGCTCCTGAAGATCGATATTGGTTTCATCAGTAGAAAGATCTAGATCATCCTTCTGTACTTCATCTCCCATATTTTCCTCCTTCAGAGCCTCTCTTAAGTCATTCGACTCCCTATACTCTCCAATGACATGAGAGGCTAAAACAACTTCTTCAGATGCCATAGCGTTCTCAACGTCTCCAACTTCTAAAATCAATGACTCAGGATTAGCAGGAGTCGCTACCACCCCAACGCCACCGAACATTATACTTCTAAGAACTCTTGCTACTTTCTTACCTTGAAAGTTTCCATCACCACCATTTATTCTTAAGTGACCTTCAAGTACACTAGAAGTGGCTTCTGTTCTTTTTATTATTTCGCCACCAAGTAAATAGTCATATTCAGAGAACCAAGCTTCTACTGATACAAACAACTGATTACGTGATGCTAAAGATTGAATTCTTCCGGCTATTTCAGGAAAAATGTACGCATAAATAACAGCCTCATTGACGATATCAATCTCTTCTTCTATATCAATATCATCTAGATCTTCTAGGATATGACCATCTTTTGATACAGCATAGGTGCTAAGTATGTGCCCGATTATATCTGAATCTTCGTGTTCAATATTAACTGGCTTATTAGCTCCTGTGGACCTAGCTCTTACAAGTTCTTCTTTTAGAAACACATCGTCATTTAGGTTCATTCCTTGTGAAACTAGAACTGACTTCATTCTTAAAAGATCTGGATCCAACTCTTCAGATGCTTTAGATCTTAGTGTATCTTTGTTTATAACATCAGAGGCCCAAGCTTTTCCTTCTTGGCCCCCGTATAGATTATCAGAAACAGTGTCTTCGCCATTTCTGCTAAAATACTTATTTATTCTGTTAACCGCACTTATTGATAGATCTTTTCCACTAGCAATATCATTAGCAACTGACACTCTTAGCTTAGAAGCTTTCGCTCCTTCTTCAACTTGCTTAAGTCCAAGCTCTGCGCTATCTATCATATCTTGGGTTGGTTGGAATAAAGCATTAGATCTAACTATCTGCAACGGCTCAGAGATGTCATTTTTAGACATCTTTGTTAGCTGAGCCAATGCTCTTAATTCTGTTTTATACTTCATATATTAAACCCTCATGTTAAATTAACTATGCTAAAACACATTATCTACTATTATATACGAACTTACAATTGTTAATCTTTGTTTTCGATTTTTTCTTTAACTAAGTCTTTATAGGCTTTCAATAATTGCTTGTGGCCCATTATTTTGTCAGCAGTCTTTTCTACCCCACGACTACCTATGTATCCACCAATTCCTATTTTAATAACATCCCATGCATCAGGGGGAAGGTCTTTAGCTCCATTGATTCCGAAGTGTTCAAGTACAACCAAGAGAAAGAGGCCAGTCACGACTATTGGTCTCCATGACCTTGTTAGCCAAGAATCACTTCCTGCTTCGGCGGTTATAATAGAAGCTTGGCCATCTATCTTGGCTTTCTCCAGCTCTATCATTTTTTCTTTGACACCTACTTGTATCTTAGCCATCTCGTTTTCCAGCTTCATCTTCTCTTCTTTACTAAGATGTAGATCATCGATTAAATCGACTGCTGGCTTAAATATAGATGCTATAAATGCTAATATGCTCATTATATATTGATCCAATCTTTTTTAACTAAAGTTAGCGTAGAATCTACCATAATAAGCACTATCTGTATCTGATCTATGTAAAAGCACAAAATCAACAGCATTAGCTGTAGCGGTCAGCGTGGGAATTGTTCCACCTGGCCACTGAACTTCTGCTGGCCAGGTTATTGTTCCACTCCCAGCGGGGTTTTGATGAATAACAAACTTATAATCAGCTCCACCTATGACGTTGGAAAAATCTAAAGTTGTACCTGATGTACTAAGACTTAGATTTACCATAATCCCATCTGCAAAATCTATAGAGGTTCCAGATCCGGTAACTGTTACAGGTTGTTCGACAATATATGTATCAGCAATCATTAGTCTACCAGATGCATCAACTTTTACGGGATATCCGTTTTCTCCATTTGAAAAAACCGAAAGCGTAGAACCAGAGGTTCCTCCGTTTGTTAGAATTCTTCCATCTGTGTCAACAGAAATCGCATTTCCAGTTGGTCCATATCTAAATATTGGCATTATATATCTTTCTATTAACTATAGTCTTCACCTGTTATTGTATAATATTTTCCATCTCGAATGGAATAATGTAGTTCTCCCCAGTGAACCTCACCTGATCCTATCGGACTATATGGATTAACTCCACCTGGATGACTGGTTGTGGTAATGAAATTTATACCTCCACCAAATCCACTATTTTGATGAACAATAAGATTATATTGTTTACTGCCAACTTGGACCCCCTGAATAGACCAAAACGTAGAGGAGGCCCTGTCACTTTGTATATGTAAAGAATCACCGTTGTCAAAATTTGAAGTAGGAAAGCTTATAGTATTGGTTTGTGATTGCTCTGAGTATTCTTGAGTAACTAGTTTAGTCAAAAGCATTCCGTTTAAATCTGTTGCCATTGGGTTTCCCTCTTGTCCAAAAGCATATATATAGGGAGCAGAAGCCTGATTAGAGCTAGTTAATAAGTTTCCGCTTGCATCAACAAATATGCTTTTACCCAGTGGACTAAATTCTGCTACAAGAGGAAAATCCTCTTGTTCTAACGCTCCGATATCATACCCAGCGCCCAGAGGGCGAGTTGTACCAATCATGTCAGTCGTTATTCCCTGAGCAGTAAGGTCCGCTCCCGTGTCAAAGAGGAGTCCGTTATAGTTGGGAGTAAGATTCTCTGTCCCGACCGTGACATTGGTGAACGTGTCCGTATTATATGGAACGTTTCTTAAGGAGGCCGTAATTGCCTCTGCATTGCTCGTCGCGTCGTTGGCCCCTCGGTTGATTGTAGCAAGGAGAATGTCGTTGTAGATAGTAGAAGACTCAACTGAGCGCGAGAAGTAGTTGTTGTTTGAGTCCCATGTATCCGCGTTCCTAATACTAAGAAGTATGCAGGTTCCGCTGGGCTTATCGTTAACAATGACTGTGTTGTTGTAGAATGTGTGAGTGAGGGCGCTCAATGCCGTCGCCTGAATAAAGCAGGTGTTTAGTTGCCCTGTGGCACCATTCGCGTTGTAGATAAAAATGTTGTTTGTGAATTCGCAAATGTCGTTAGGTCCGATTACATCAAATATCGGACCCTCTTGGTTAGATGCATCTGCCGGTGTTGCTTGCGTCGAGATTAGCAGGCAGCTATCTATAGATACAGAGTTCGCACCAACCAGTGAGTACAGACACTTCGACGTTCCCGTCATAGCGCAATCGACTTGAATACCCTGAACCAGGATATCGCACCTCGGGAACAGGAGCCCATTGTTCCCACCAGGGTTGCCTTGCATATAAGCTTCGGATGTGTTGAGTGTTCCGGTACCTGTGTACTCTGATCCCGCCTGGGCGCGAACCACTACACGGTTTGTCTTCGTTGTCGTCCATCCCAGGAAGTCCACGCGTCCCGTGGGGTTCCCTACGTTGGTTCCGCCGATCACCTCAGCTACGGCGATCGTGTCGTCGCCCGTGGCGAGGGTTAGGTCCCGCTGTTGCGCGGCTTCCCACGCAACCAGGGACGAGTAGTCTCCGCCTGATCCGACTGTGTGAATGACTTCAGTTGCCATTATCCACCACCCCTATTTTGTCCAGCAATAGGAGAAGCGTTTATTGGTAAAGGAGGCGGAACTACTGAAGGAAGTCCTTCTACGTCCTCATATTCTGTGAGGTCCGTGCCCACAATCTTCCACCGTGAGCGGCGCGTCTCGATACTGCCGAGGAATGTTGCAATAGCAGCAGATGCAGTAGGGCTACCTACGTCTACATCTGGAATCTGAATAATATTGAATATTGGATCTGTCATCTCTTCTAGTCCCCAATTATGTCCATCGGGACGTATATCTATAACATCCCCGATCTCATATCCATTTGTAGCTATAGCTATTGTTAGGAGTTCCACTGTATATCCTATTCTTCACTTTGTATATTTAATAAAAAACAACTCATATTTTCATCATTTATGTTAATAGAGTTAAGCATGGTATAATATACGGTCTACCACTAATATTAATTTGTAGGGTTTTTGCATAAAGCAAATGCCTTTTGTGTTATTTCTTTTAACTTGTCTTTTGGCGGTCTGCGACCGTTTAGAGATACAAAATCGTTAACCTGATTGTTAATTGATTTTTGAATCATGTCATTTATCTGAGAGGGAACATTTGTTTTATTAATTTCATCTATGTTATCTGAATATTTAACATAAATCATAGCTGGAACAATGTTTTCTACAAGTATATCCATCACCTCGTCTAAATCTTCATTCTTCATAAACCTAGCATCGCTATAGCTTTTATCTTCACATACACATATTTTTGCACTGGTATAAGTATGCTCAAAAGCTTGATCTATTTCTTTTTTAGTAAAGATTATCTTTGTAGCAGCCTGCCCAACTGGGTTAGTAGGTTCAACCACTTTGGGTCTATTTTTAGGGCCAGTAGGACTTCCCCCGTCTTTGCCGTTTTGTTCCTGAGCTGAGGGAAGATTTTCCTTTGGCTCCAGTAATTCAGAAATTCCGGGTGGGCCTGTTGGATACTGAGGACCAAATTTCCCAACCCTAAGAAGCGCAAACGGGCTCTCTTCTTTTATAGCATCTCTCTTTTTATCTTCTTCTATCATCCGACTAGACTCAATTTCTATGTTCTCACCAAACCTAGCTATTAGAGTTTCATAAGATAAGGCATTTCTGTCAAATAGCTCAAGCATGAACTTCTTTTGAATTTCTTCGTTGGTCAGAGACATGTTAACAAGTCTAACGTGAGGTCCAGATCTGAATCCCATGTTCTTAGTGACTATCTCAACTTGCTCAGTTATAAAATCTAGAAGTTGCTGCCTACCAGTCTCTAGCCTCTCAAGGAGAGTTTTAACCGAGAGAAAGGAGTTACTGTAGTTTCCGCCACCACCGTTGATTAAGATTTCTGCTATCCCTAGGCCACTTCGGATGTCATCATCGACCTGCTTGTATTTCTCGGCTGAGAAGAAATCTTTAACTGGAGGATACTCGGTCTCTACACTAATTAGATCGTCCCAAACAATAGTCTTAGATTTACTTGGGTTCTTGAGCATGTTGACCATCTTGTTATATTTGTTTTTAGATGGAAGAATTCCTTCTTTAGAGTCTCCTAGCTTAACAATGGTTAAGACATTTGTAACGCCCTCTGCTATGGATATGTCCATGTCTCTAATTTGTTTTTTAAATTTTACGTCTTCAATAACCCTCCATAGCATTGGATTGGCCCAACAACGATATCCATCTTTTTTGTAAAACAACATATTAAACCTATTTGGATCAAGTGTGGCTAATCCAGTTTTAATGAAACTTTCCCACTCTTCTGTTGTCATACTGTTTTTTATATTTTTAACAGAATCACTATTAGTCTTACCTGCTAAGTCTTTGCACTCTTCTTTATTATACTGGTATGACCAACGATAGTCTCCTATTATGTCATTCCCTGTTTTTCTAAGGTTCATAACATCTAATACCCTATATTTGTAAGGTATTATCTTGCTACCCTGCAAGGTTTTATCTTCAAATAGATGATCATTAGAACTCTTTTTACCGAAACTCCTCTTAAATTTCTCAGCTTCGGCATCACTAATTCTTCCAGTGGAGGATAAGATTGGGACGTTTCCATCTCTGTAAATGCATTTTAGTATTTGTTCAGACAAGTCTCTAAGGGCAACTTTCTTAGCCCACTGTTTAAAAAACTTTTCTATTTGCTTTGAGGGGTGATATATCTCTATTCCCTCTATTCCAAAGTCGGTCATTAGGTCAATAATGTTGCCTATAATTCCAACATTCTCATATGCCTCTCGACACGAACCTATTCTGTCTTTTATTTGCTGTTCGTTTGCGCCAGATCTTTCGGTGCTTCCATCGAACTTTACTTTGCTCCTGCCAAATGCTCCTGAGTCAGATTTGGATATAAAATCTCCCTCTTTAGCAAGGAACCCATCAAAGTATTTAGACCTCTTGATGTTAGTTTCTCGCTCAGAAGGAGTTTTTTTTGTTCTAGGTTTTCTAATTGAGGGCTTTTCAGAGTTGTCAGTGCCCTCGTTATTTGCATCATTGATCATATTATTCTCCAGTAAAAGAGTGCTAGTGCTCTACTATTACTATACGATCTCAGACTGGAGAGCTTCCAAATTCTTCTGCCCATCCACCCATAGCGTCGTCATCATTGTATCTTCTTCTTGCCACTATTTTATCATTTAAAGTCATGTCTTCATACTTTGAAGCCATATAGTTAGACAAAAGAAGTGAACTGTATCTATCCTTATGTTTAGTGGTGTCGTCAGTTTTGGAGTTCATGGGTTTTAGATTAAAGTGTTTGCGCCCAGTAGTTGTATATGTTACAGTAATTGATAGTAATTCTTTTTTAAGTTCAGATATTTCATAAATTATATCCTCATACTCCTCATTTGTGTAATCCGAGTGAGGTCTAGGGAACATTAACTTCTTATCTTCTATGTTCTTTTGTAGTAAGGAGTTAGCTTCCTCAATCCAACTACTATTAAAAGCCTGCATGTTCAGAATACGAATAGCTTTATCATCTCTAGAGTCATCCTCTATTCTTACAATCTTAGGCTCACTATCTTTCTTTATGTCGTATCCATCTGGAGACTTGTCTATGTTTAACAGTTCTTCTATAGCCATACCTCCTCCGCCGGAGTCCATGTTTATACCTATGACATTGAAATCTCTCATTAGTTGTCTCATCTTCGCGGCAGCAAAAGAATATTTCTTGTTTTGACAAGTCCAATGATAAACTACTTTATTGGGCTGTCCTATCTCAATTATGCTAATAGAAAACCTATCTATTGTTCTAGCAGGGTCTACTCCCATAATGTAGTTTCTATCTTTTCTGCCCTTTACTTTTATCTGAAATCCATCAAAGGAATTAGCTGTGGCTTCTTTGAGATCTCTAGCCTTGAAGAACCCAGCCGAGTCATCTGCAAATTCAGCGTTATACTCCATATCAAATATATGTTTAGGCATAGTAGCTTTAGCAGCCTGGATTAGTTTTCTATCCATCATACCTTCTGGGAGTTGATCATATCTATATTTTACAATACAATAATCTCTAAAGTCAACCTCATACTCATCGTCTGATCCTAAGAGGTCAGTAAACTCATTAGCTTTGCCTTTAAGTTGATTTGCGATAATTGCAGCATAGTGTTTGTATTGGTGATAAAATGGTCCATTGGTGTATCCAGCAGTTCCAGCTAATATTATCTTGTTTCCAATACTTATGAACTCATTGTCAAGAGAATCCTCTTCTCCGTCTTGAGCGGCCTCTTTTGCCTTCTGCCAAGGATCTGATTGAGTTGCACCAAAGCCTCTGATTACCTTGTTAAATATCTCTGAGTCTATGCTGTCGAATTCGTCTGCCATAATTACGTGACCACGTTCTCCCCTAATCTTCTCACCATTACCTAGTGGTAGAGCTGTTATAGAAGATCCGCAAACACTATATCTACAGGTATCTGTTCCAATTCTGGGCTCACCATCAGACATAGATCTTAGTATTGGCGCTTTATCATATATTCTTTTAATTTCAGAGAAGATCAACTTGGAGTTGTGACTGATTAAGCCATTTGAAAAATAATCATGCACTTTGTCAACTGAAAAATCATATGTTTTATTTCTCTTGTTTTCCTTTGAGACAATTTTACTATAGTGAAAATCGCTTCTAATCATTGATTGAAGCTTATTCAAACTGTCACAGATTATATTGTTGTTTTGACAGTAAGATATTATTCTTTCAACATAAGTTCTAGTGAAGCTGCTTTTTTCATAGTTAGAACAAATAAGAAGACTTCTTATTGGATCTGAATTAACTCTATTTTCTTTTCTAAAGCTAGTTATAGAATCCATCACTTCTCTCATATGTTTACCAATATTAGGAATAATATCTCTATTGCTCCTTCTGTTTGTTGACATGATTTTATCACAAACAAAATTAAGTTTGTCCATTTTTCTAGATAAAGAGAATCCTATTTCCTCTTTAAACTTCAATATAGACTCCTTTGAACATATTTCTAATTGAAATAGGGTTCTTTTTCTTCCTGAATTGTTTTCAGACAGCCCGGCAATTATGCCAAAGTTAAGAAGAGCAGTTTGCAGTTGCCTAGCTAAGACATCTGACGTTGTGGCGAAAGAAACCTTGTTCTTGGTAACTTGATCATATACGCCGCCATCTGAATCAAATAGGCTTCTTATGAAACTGGACTGAACAGACTTCGGAGATTGAAGAATTTGACTTGGTATAAATTTTTCATAAGACTTTTTCCCTGCTAGTCCAAATCTCTCAAAGAGACCCCAACCTACGACGGAACCCTTTGATATTTGGGTCACACCATCTTTCTTGATGCTAATATTTGGGCTTTTGTTGAAATACCTACAATATAATTTTTCCATTATATCTAAATATTCCTTTTCTTTGTTTATAAACAACAAGTAGTTCTTTTGAGTTAAGCAGCCATCTCCCACTAAGGATCCCATAAAATATGCAAGATCTTCATCTATAACCTGAGGGAAGCTACATCTATCATATGGATCATCTGGAATCATGTCTCCGATAAATACACTATCTTTGTTCCAAAGTTCAGGCTTAGATACTACAGAGTAGTCCCCTTCTTTTACGTCTTTTAACTCACGATACTCTAGCTCTCCGTCACCATTAACTATTAGTATTTTATGTCCAGTAGAACCCTCTAGTTGGACTCCAAGCTCTGACTTAATCTTTATAGTATCTTGCTCTTCGTTTTCCCAAAAGTCAAGACATTTTTGGTACCCCTCAGATGACACAATGTACTCAGGCTTAGATTTAAGTTGGTCAACTCTTATCATTCCTTTGTTAGTCATTATATAAGTATCTCCAGTTACACATTGCCTGAAAGATGCTGACACTAGTATTATCCTTGTATTTGGGAACATTACTGCGTGATAAACTGCATATATCGCCAGCATCATGGTGTTGTGAGATATCATTCCATTGGAAACAAATGAGTGTGTTCCTGGTATGTTGAAATCGTATGTTACACACCTTGAGTCTTCTTTATGTTCGACTTTTCTATATATGTAATTAGAGTCTATAAGTCTAGATAGTTCAATAGTACTCCCAGATGTCCACTTGTTCTCTACACAGATATTGAGAAGTCTGTATATTTTCTTTTTTGTAAGCCCATACGTGGAAGAATTATATTCTGAAAACCCACTAGGAGATAACCCTTTTACTCCTTGTTCTTTTAACTCTGAAACTATTTTTCTAGCTACATCGGCAAAAGGATATATGTCAACATTTGAGTTAAACTCGGTTTCGCTCATTCTGTTGCAAATATTATCTAGTTGCTCCTTTTTCCTTGGAAGTCTAAATCCTATGTCTTTCCTAAATTTAAGTAGATTTTCTCCATATATTGAAACTACATAGGCTTTCCCGAAATCACTATTAGTTTTCTTTTCTCTAAGACTAGAGTCTATTCCCATATTCAATAAAATTGCTTGAACTTGGGATGCTAAAGTTTTGGAAACTGAACAAAATGTGACCATTCTGTCCCCTTCACAGCCCCCATCTGAGTCAAATAGTCCACTTAAAAACGCACCAAGTCTCTTTTTATCCCCTGCTCTTATTTTTACAGGTATTTCTTTGTCATAAGATAAGCTGTAATTTAGATCAAATTTATCTTCAATATATTTTCTATTCTTTTTTCCGTAGCACTTGTAATCATAATTAGCGACATGTTTTAGGTACATGCCATGTTCTTCCATTGTTTTTCTAGCTGACTCTATAATGAAATCATCTGCACTGCTTAGGGTTGTCATTCTGTCGCAGGATAAACCTCCATCTCCGGTCATTAGTCCGACGAAGTAAAAGTCATCTTCCGATAAGTCTCCAGTGTAAACTGGGTACACATTAGAGCCATATGACAATTTAACAATGTCACCAACTTCAACTTCATCTAATCTTCTCCAGGTTGGTGTACCAAGCTCATTATCTATTATCTGAATTTTATGCTCTGGAGTTCCTTCCAGTTCAGACCCATTGGATAGCCTTATAAGCTTTGTATTATCCTCTGCGTTTACAACAGAGTATGCCGTATTCTCATAGTATTCGCCGTTGAATACACTGTGAGACTCTGGCCTCACTATGTCTCGATTATCTTTCCCTATAACTTCTTCTATTTTCATCATTCCACTAGAAGTATGAACTAGAGTGTCCCCTCTTACGCACTTGCCCGCTCCACGAGACAAAAGCAGCATCGGGAATTTAAACTTAAGCATTGCAAGAATCATAGATAATTGATGTTCCAATAAGTTAATATTCATTATATATTTGATGCCAAAAATAGGAGAGTAGAACGGATTGGAGAGCTTATAAAACTCTGTCAACTCGTCTTGCTCTTTAAGTTCATTTGGGGCATCCATTAATGGATTCTTAAGTAGTGCGGCTGGAGGTAATCCCTTCATCCAGTCATAGTCAGGGTTGAATATCCCCATTAAACTATTCCATCCATTCTGTAGTTGTATGCTTTAATCAGTAGGTTTCTAGTTATCTGTTGGGCCTGTTTTCTGTCTCCAGCAAAAATAAACTGTACTCCATATTTAAGATTAAATGCCAAAATTGACCCAAGAATAGTTGGACCACTTAAAGTAGTGTGTTTTTTATATTGAAATATTGAAGCCCAATGATCTTCTACTATAACATATCTAAATTTAATAGATTTCATTCTCTCAAGCTCTGCTTCAAATCTAACTCTATTCTTACCTAGGTTTCCACAAAGTTCTATTATGGAATTCTTTCTCTCTACAGTTATTAGATTTTCAAAACCCTTAATAGAATAATCTCCAGCATCTAGTTTGGCTATTTCGTAACCATCACATGTTGAACTAGCTCTGAATTTAAAAGGCTCTCTCTCTCTAGAGTCAATAATTATTATTGGCCTAGGGTAATCATTTTTCTTTGCCATTGTTCCTCCCCAAAAAGTCTTCTGTGAACTGTTCTGGTTTCTTTCCATTTACAAAGTTTTCATCTACATTGACAGTAGAGTCGTCCCCTGCATATATTGTTAATCCTATGTTTTTTTCATAGTGAAGTTCAGCCATATATTTAAGCATAGCAGCTTCATATCCTATTTCTGATCTTTTATTAGGATCTTGAAGTTCTTTGATTATATTGGTAAAGGTTATGCTTTGATCTTGGTTGTCTTTTAGTCTTTGCTCTCTTGTCACGTTGAGCGATTTTTCACACTTATAGATGGTGTCTTGACACTCCTGAATCTCTCTGGACCTACTAGCTTGACTACCAGTGTCTCTAAAGTTCTTCTCATCTTCTAGATACCTAATCATCCTTATTTCAGATATGGTTTTTCTATGAAGAGTATCTTTTTCTGAAGCAGTCATTGTTTCTACCGTTGGGTCCATCATAAATTCAAGATATCTTTCTTCGTAGAACTGTTTCTCTAAATCATCTATTGATTTAATGGTTGTTCTGTATTGAGCAGTTGCCCGCAGCTCATCTAGAAAGACTCTCTTCTTTTCTCCATCAGACATGCTATTGACGAATGCCTTCTTCTTCATATCATTATCTGTATTGCTCTTTTTTGTAACCTTAGAGCCTTGTTTGTTTAAATTGTTTCTTTTTCTATATTGAATTATAGAATTTCTATCTCTGTTTATAGCATCTGCTAAGTCTTTATCACTCATACTAAGAAAATTTTGCCTTATAAAAGCTTCTTCGCTCTTATCGAATCTTCCTTTTTTCTTACTCATTATTCTCCGCCTCTTTTATAGATATGAGATATTTCATCTTTTAATATATCAAGATCACCGTCTTGAAGCTTTGAACAGTCATAATTGAATCCTACTAATAGTTTAAATACGTCATAGGCCAACCCTGTTAGTTTGTTTTCCAAGAATTCGTTGAAATCTATGTTTTCAAATATGGCCTCTTGATACTCAGAGGCACTAGTTCCAGAAGTACTGTGCATATAGCCACTTACCTCAGAAGAAGAATCTCCATCATAAAGAGATGGCTTACTAGTTGTATAATTACCATAAGTAGATCCTAGCATGTATTTAGACTTATAGAGTGTAATATATCTTTCGTAAAGGTCACAGCTATCTTTATTTACGTATTTTCTACAATCATGCTCTCCACGCTTGCTTTTTATCTTGTCCCACATTGGGCAGGTTTTACACGGAAGCTTGTGAAAATATAGATGCTTTCTCTTTAAATCTGCGACTATATTGTCTGCACACCTAGAGAAGTATAACATGTATTTTTCATGATATGCCTTGCTGGGATCAAATTTATGAAGAGCTTTTAAAAGCTTTATAATTATTTCTTGTTCTAGGTCTTCCTTGGTAAACCAGAACTTATTAAGCTTAGCATGGTGTCTTGATTTAACATTAGCTATGCTCATAATGTCTTCCCACATTTTTTCCCTAGTTATTCCACTAGGGAGATTTATATCATCCCAATTTATCAAAATTACAGCCTTTTAACAATTCTAACTCCTTGATGGATAAAGTCTTCAACATTTGGCATTATGTTTGTTATGCCTACAAAGTATCTGCAACTTTCTTTTATATCTGATATAAAGCTTGTAGCAAATTCGTTGCCAATACATACAATAGCATCTTTTTCGATAGTTTTATAAATAAAGTTGTTAAATATTAGATTTAGTATTTCTATCTTTGTATCAAATACTTTAGATCGATTAATATTTAAAGTAGTGTAACCGTCTTCGTATTGATATATACTTGCAAGAAAAATAGGGTCTCTAAGATCTTTTGAGATGTATGTAGATACGTCTACACCTATCTCGCACCCTATTAGTTTCCCATTTATTTCTTTAACACAAGTTAGAATGCTAGATATGTTATGCAAAGAGCATATGAAGTGTGCATTGAAGCTTTTAGACGAACAAGATATTACGTGTCTCATAATTTTTCTATTGTCATAGTGCTCATCATCTGCATCTATAACAAAAGACTTAATATCATCGTTTGCTCTTACAACGTTTTTAATTGATGAAAAAGTAGGCTTTGCAACTACGTTCAGTGTATCTAATTCCATATTGACCTTACCTTAGTCCTGAGCTTCCGAATCCCTTCTCTCCGCGACCACTCTTTCCAAGATGACCGATCTCTTTCTCTTGAAAATCAAAGTCTACGATAGGAGTCGGAACAAGTTGAACTAACCTTGATGGTAGCTCTAAATCTGGCATAGACTCATCTATCTTAATCAAAGGGACTTTTATCTCTCCTCTATACGATCTGTCAATTATCCCAACTCCATTAGCTAGTATGTAGCCACTCTTTATGATCGAAGAACGTGGAGCCAGAATAAAGTACCAACCCAGATCAGGCTTAACAATTATACCAGTAGAGTACATTTCTACCTTGCCAATGTTCCCACTTTTTTCTAAAAGAGTGATGTCGAAGCCTGAGTCAGATGCCCTAGCCTTAAATGGGTTTACTGCATCTTCTCTTGTTTTAGCAAATTCAAAGCTGAATTTTGCATTATAGCTTTTGATATTTGATATATTTATTCTGGCTACTGAATATTCTTTATATGTATATTTATCATGAAAGCCAGAATTTCTATATAGAGTAGTTAAAAAATCTAGCTTTTCATGTTCGGGCCATCTGTAAGTGTTTCCACCTTCGAATATGGGCTTAGATTCAACTATAGATTCTATAAATTTAAGTTGACTATCAGTTAGTCTTATAGAGGTTGTATCCTCTTCTCCAAACATTCTGTTAAATTCATACATGCCTCTAATGAATGCAATTGTATCAATCTTGTTCTTTGATGTAGGTATTCCTTCAGAGTCTAGTAGTCCGCTTTTTAGCAATGAATCTACGTCTTGTTCACTGTTAGAATGCATGACATCTCTGCCTAGGAATAAATTCACAGTATTGAAATATTTATTACAATAGGTTTTAATACCTAGTTTTTTAATCTCACTACATACTTCTTCTACTGTGTCAGAATATTTGATACTTATTCTTATGTCGTAGCCTTGCGTTCTGAAATTTTTAGAAGCTTTAACAAAACCTAGTGAGTAATGCAGCTTTTCATTATTTGATTTCACAGCTACCACCCCCTCCACATGCAAGCTCCTGAGATCCAGTGGTCCCATCTTCTAGTTCAAACATGCTTAGTTGGCTGTAGTCAATTATGGGCATTTCCTTAAGCATCTTGTTATACTTCTTCTCATCAACTTTTTCATATGGAGCCTGTTCATATGCCCCAGAATCGAAGGGCAGGAAGGATACTCCAGCAATGTAATCCCAGTTCTTGTAGACCCAATTGCCAACCTCTAGCCACTCATCATCTTTTACGTAGATAGTCGCACTAGCGTTGTGCTCACACCAATTCTCTTGTAGTAGCTTATAGTGCTCTAGCTGCTGCATTGCAGTTAGTTGTTCTCTAGTTATAGAATCTTCAGGAGATTTAATAGGGAAAGAGACTACCCAGGTATTAACCTTATCTTCCGTCCAGCGTTTCCCTTTTTCATATATAGTAGATAGGGAGGTTTCGCCATCTTGAGCTTTAACCCAGTCTTCTTTTCTCTGACCATTCTCAGGTGTCATATCTAGACCCTGCGACTTCATCATTTTGAATAGAGGATCTATGGAAGCAATTCTGTAGCGACGAATATAGAAAGTGGACCATCGCGGATGCAAACCAGAAGAAGAGTTGACTAGCTGTGAAACCGTATTATGGCTAATATAGCTATTTGCAATGTACCTATTGTTTTCAGGAACCTCTATGTCAAAAGTTTCACATTCAGAATCCTCAATAAAATCCACAACATCTGGGACATATTGGTTTTTAAGATTCATTTTTTCCAACTGAAAATAGAATCTACCTAGGCCACTGTGCGAATAATCGCCTGACCACCCCTTGTTTGTAGTGATTCTATATCTCATATTTTCACCCCAGCTAGTCTTAGTTGGTGGCATTAGTTTTACGGAACACACGGAGCCAAGAGCCCTGAGAACAACTGGTAATTGCTCTGACATTTTTTTAGAGATTGTACAAAAAACATGTTCTCCGCGTTTAGTTATGTGACCATCTGCATCTCTATATCCATCTATGAAAGCAGAAATAACAGATGTCGTAGACTTGCGAACCAATAGTGGAATATCCACATCGTCAGTCTTGTTCTTTGTCAAGCCATTGGCACTTAGGAAAGCTTTTAGCCAAGTAGAATTTATGTACAGGTCAGCATTGTTTCCTTGGGTTCTTTTATAAATAATACCGTCGAGTCCAAAAAGATCCTTAATGTAACCCTTGGCTTTATTTAGTGGCCCCATATCCTCTGCGTTTCCAGCAATCCTGATTCCCTTGTTGTGGTTTGAGCCATCTCCAACGTAGAGGCCAATGATGTATGCTAATTTTTCACATAGAACACCTGGCTGCTTCATTTCTTTGACATTACAATAAGGCTTGTCTACGGAGTAAAGACTTTGAACCTCACCAAATTCATATCCTCCAATTTTATATGGTAAAACATCACCCTCTTGAATCTCATCTGCCCGAGACCAAACTAATCCAGCATCCCGCAACGTCTTGTACTGATGATTGTGTGTACTCTCAAGAACAATTCCAGACCTCATGTGGATTTTTTTGGTTTTAGCCTTGCCATTTACAAAAAACTTAGTGCTTCTTTTATCATCGGATTGTGATGCTACAAGCATGTTGTGATTTTGCCACGTTTCTCCTTTTGTATCGCCAATCTCCTCTAGAGACAAAATTCCATTAGACGTTAGAAGTATTGTGTCTTTCTTTTGGCAGCCAGATGGCTTGACACATGTGACGGCTGCGGAGAAGTTGATCCCTAGTATTTTGGAGGCTTTTTTAGCTATTTTTAAAGCCTTAGCTTTCATTGCCTTTATCATGGAGGGGTTGGACATCATAGCGTAATTGTCCATTTGTCCAGTCAACGAAACACCAAGCAGTCTTTCCTCTCTACAGTTCTTTGCCCACTGAGGAGATAGATACGGGAATTTTGTTAGTGTAGATTGAATAGCACCTAGCCAAGTCGCTGTCTCGATCTTGTCCAACACATCATCAAGATCGTCTTCAGCTCTGACTACTACTTCTGTCAAATTGCAGAACTGTTTAGACCTTAGTAGGATCTCAGCACAATTGGAAACCAAGCATCCGCCAGTCCAATATGTATGTTCTTCTGCCTCTACTGTTATATCATAGACTGCCTCTTGTCCTAAGTGTTCAACAGTTTTAATATTAGAGGTTTTAGATTTTGGTCTAGTTTCCATAGGTTCTATTTGTTTATATTTTTGAATAAAACCAATCTGGCTCATAAAATTTTCTCTATCTGAAGTAATATTTATAGCATAACTATCTTTGCAAACATAATCTCCATTATTAAAATTTATTAATTTAGGCTTATTATGTGTTATATAAGAACTTATACCTAAAGCAGACAACATGTCTTGAACTTGATTTATCAAAGATAAACTAGATTGTTTTAATTCAATCCTGTTGGCATTATTCACACAGCCATTTGCAGAAAAAAGACCTCTAAGAAACCCGCGCATCTTATTTAAATCTCCATAATAAAAATTATCTGGGACCACTCTTTCAAATATTGGAGAAAGGCACCCATGATTTATGGTTGTTTTTACTTCATAAAAAGACTCTTTTATAGACGGTCTATGTTTGCCAATCAAGTGTGAGACTTCGCTATCAAAATAATCTTGATCTTTCTCGCCTATATATAATCCTATTAAATTATTACTAGCTTTATGCTTGCCGCCGTCTCCTATGACTAATCCATCTAAAATATTTTGAGAATCTAGCTTAGCTAAACTTTTAATATTAGGTCCAACTACAGAATCAATAGCTTTTGCATCCTTAGCTTCACACCGTTCACCATTTTCAATTATCTTATGATTAGGCGTTCCAATAAATCGACCTCTGGTGGTTCTATATTCATAAACATCTTTAACACCCGTCATTACTTTATTTGTAACTTTTGTCCATTGTTTTCCAGACCAAATAGTTGACCCTATTTCAATGTCATCAAAAGTTTTTATTCCATCTGGTGTTAAAACTGTTGCGTATCCAGGTTGACAAGGATTAACGCCCTCAAGCTTAGTAGAATTCCTTCTCTCTGGTGCTCTTTTTTTAGCTCCCTCTAGATTAACAATCCCTCTTTCTCCGCTTCCACTGTCAGCCATGTTCGCCCACTCTTTCATGAAGACAATGGGTCCAGGTTTTATGTGGTAGACAGCAGAGTTATTTGACATAGCCCTATGTAGAGGGAAAGGCCAGTTCTTAGCTGTGGACATATCTTGATCTTCTAGATCGGATAGGCTGATCTCAGAACTTCTTCTGACTCCACCAACTACTACTATCTCAGCAATCTTGTTTAGCAGGTCGAGGCATTCTATTGATTTTAGCTTTCTGCCTTGAGCTTCTGAGAATGTCTTTCTTATGAACTCATGTAGAGAGATTAGAGGGGCTGGTCCAGAGCTTCTTCCACCGAACTTCTTAAGTCTAGCTCCTTTGGGTCTAAGTAGAGAGTAGTCAAACTCTAGATCCTTTCCAGCATATAGAGCTGTCATTAGGTGCTTAATAGAATCTGCCCAGCCTTCTTTAGAATCCTCAATAACAGAAGTACCAATTCCATCACCGTGCATTGCTTCAATGACAGGAAGCTTAGTTATATGCTTGCCCTCTACTGAGAATCCATATCCAGTTCCACACATAAGGATATAGAGACACTCAGCGAATGCGTCTACACAGTCTACATTTTGGTAAGCGCAGTTTCCTGTTGTTATACCATTCGGCATGACGAATGATTGATCATCTTCTACCTCTAGACACCAAGTTTCTTCTTCTCCAGAATTATCAATTGACACAACTCTCCACATTGCATTTGTGGATGTAGCCTTATTCTCAGATATAACGAATCTAGAAGTCTTACCTCTAATTCCGAAGTTTGTTTCTTGTCCAGTGTAATCATCTTCTCTTAAAATGTATAGACCACACATTGGAAGAGCCTTACGAAGAAATTCTATAGACTCCTCTCCACTCTGTTGGATTGATAGCCATTCTCCAGGTCTATTAGTATTTTTGGTCCCATCGGCATCCATAAATCCGGCCATAAATGCCTTTATTAGATTAATAGGATCTTTTCCTAAGTCTGGCAGAGTCTTTTTGTAAGAACCAGTGTAAGCCATAAAATCACCATTAAGAGAATGACTAGACGACGTTTTAAAACCTAAGTCTTCAAACCTCTTTGCAAAATGTCTATCTTTATTGCACAGTCTAACCATAGAATAATCACCACTACTGGTTTTGTTTACGGTCCCATCTCCATAGACGTAACCATAAGCCCAATACAACCTCTCCTCTGGTGTTGCGTCTCCAAAATCCCAATTCCAGATGCTTGGAGCAGATAAAACATTATCCCCTTCTGACAGGCTAGTTGTGATAGATCCATCAGGCAGTATCCACCTATGATCTGGAGTAGCCTTAACATTGAAGTCAGACCCTCTACCTCCTTTTTTAAATGTTATATTGTCAACTTGCTTTGTCCCATATTTTCTAACTACAGCATTCTTCCAATTCCCCGAATGTGTTAGAACACTTAGTTCTTGTCCATCGAAACAATCATTGAATGATTTAACTCCATTAGAAGATATAAATTCAGCCTCAGAAGTTAAACAGTTGTACAAGGTTACATGGTTGGTCTCAGCGGCCTCTCCAGCCGCCCAGATAGCCCTCATGCTCCCGACTGAAGAGAACTGTAGCAAGTACTGCTTAGCTTTTCTAAAGACCTTCTGAGGAACCCTGTCCCCAGTTTGCTTCTCAAGAAATTCTATGTACCTATCTACAGTCTCATTCCAGTTCTCTCTTCTGGACTTCTCTTCAATCCACCGAGAGTATGTTCTGTAATAAACGAACTTAGAAGCTTCGTTTGGGAACTCTACTTTTTTATTCATTTGATTAAAAACTCCCCCTTTTCTCTTTCATAATATTTCCCCCCAACAACTGCAAAGTCGCTTATGTTTACATACTCCCAGTTTGTTTGATTTGTTTTAGTATCGACATGTATTAGCATCATTCCTGTATTCCACGGAGTACCATCGGCATAAGATGCGTCTGCTATGTGGAAACCTCCAAGTTGGTGCCAAGTATAGCTACCGAAGGTTTGATTGAACATTGGCCACGCTTGATATTTGTGGTGGTGTCCATGTGCGCCCGGCATACCGCTTTTCATTCTTGCACTAGGAAAGTGACTTATTATAAAAGAATCATGATAAATCTTATAATTCTTAGATACTTCTTTTCTAGTATCGGCAGGTGTCCACGCTGTTAGATCACTTTTAGCAACATAATTGATCTGAAATTTATCAAGACCAAATATGTCTTCTAACTTCATACCGTGAACCGAACTTAGTATATCCATAAGAGCAGGAGAATTATCACATACATGATTAAGCAACCTAGCTTCATGGTTGCCCTCTATCAAGTCAATCTGTACGTCTGGAGCAGCTTTTCTTAATGGTTTAAGTATCTTCTCGTGTACAAATTTTATCTTACCAGATGCATCCCAGGTTCTAGGATCTACAAAATATTTACCGAATTCAGGTACGTCAAAAAGATCTCCGCCAATTATTATGTTGTCTAAACTATCTATTCGTTTGATTGTATCCAGCATGACTCTTAGTGCGAAAGCATCACACATCTCGTCATGTATGTCAGTAAACATTAGGCATGTTTTATACCTATTGTTATTGGGCTTTAGGTACCTAGCACCCCAAGATTTTCTCTCCTCTGAGATAGATCTAATTTTATCTAATGAGGAGTGCTTAGCAATGCTGTTTAACATTTTACGTTCTGTGCGAGACGGAATGAGTCCAGCTTCAGATTTCAACTGTGTAAAAGTACCAAACTCTTTTTCAATAACTGATCTTGGGATATCTGTTCTCTCCTCAAAGCTTCTTCGAGTTACAGTCCCATCAAGAGAAGATAAGGCTTGAACAATATCTACTAAATCCTCTTTATTCAGAGAACCAGAATCTATAGTTTTACCACTATCTATCTTCTTTATCCATTTATCTTTTCTTGAAGACATAACTTACTGCCCTTCTAGGAGGTGGGCTCCATTCTCTTTAAAACCCACTGAAGTGTTCTTTATGAATATAGCATTTTCTCTAAGTTCTTTTAGGTTTAATGCGTTACAATATGTCATTCCTGATCTCACACCGGCACAGAGTGTTTGTATGACAGATGAAGCTGGGCCTTTCATAGAAACCAAGGTAGACTCGCCTTCTGCTGCAACATCTCTATAAGAGTCGCCTCTCCAATTCATCATTGCGTCTTTTGAGGCCATTCCACGGTAAACTTTGTATCTAGTTCCATTCTCTTTAACGATAATTTGTCCAGGGGTTTCTTCTGTTCCAGACAAGAGAGATCCAGTTATAATAGAGGATGCTCCAGCAGCTAGTGCTTTAATTGCGTCTCCAGAATTTCTAACCCCACCATCACAAATTAGAGGAATTCCGTCTTCTCCAGTTATAGAAAAACAATCCATTAAAGAGGTTAAAAGTGGAACGCCTGCCCCTGCTATTTTTCTTGTTATGCAAACACTACCATTTCCAATTCCAACCTTTATAGCATCAGCTCCAGCATCTACTAAAATTTCAGTAGTTCTAGCGGTAGCTACATTTCCAGCGATAACTTGGAATGGGTAATTATGCTTAATGTACTTAATAGCTTCTACAACTCTATCACACGCACCATGAGCTACATCAACTGTTACAACTTTGTTGACAAGGTTTCGAGGATCTATTCTGTAGATTCTTTCAAGAGTATCTACATAGTCATTAGAGATACCAACAGAAAAAGAGATGGGGTTGACCCCTATTTCGATAGCCTTCTCAATTTGTTTGGCCACTAAGTCATCGGACATGAAGCGATGGAGTATCCCTACGCCACCAGCATTCTGCATAGCTTTCATCATCTCGTGCTCAGTTACAGTATCCATATTTGAAGATACAATGGGGCAGTCCATTTCTATATCTTTAGTTAGTCTTGTTTTTAGGTTTACGTCTTTTCTAGAATGTATCTCTGTATATTGAGGTACTAGAAGTACGTCATCAAAAGTTAAGCCCATATCTTCTCTGATTATCATTTATTAAGTTCCAGTCGTTCTACTCTTTGTTATAGACTTAAGAATAACATCTCTATATTCTACTCTTTTTGCTGTAATCTTAGTGGTAGCTAGATCTACTGCTTCATTTATGCTACTAGCTAATACATATTGTTTACCGTTAGTTGAGGTTCTAGTTGCCTCGGTGTACTTTACTACTGAAACACTCTGGACTTTTAGCTCTTCTTCGGGATCTGATTCTGGTAGGTTATAGAATTCAACAGCATACATATCTCTACCATTCATTAATTCGTGGCCAACACCTTTGTTTATTCTCATATAACTAAGTCCAAATAACACTGACAGCTCTTTAGCTTGAGATTCTCCATCTGCATAACCAACAATTTCTCCATCTTTAATTAAAACTATTACACTCATTAAATCTTCTCCTTTATTTCTCTTACTCTTCTTAGATCAGCTTCGACCATTTCTTCAATCATACTCTTAAACGAGATAAGAGGCTCCCAACCAAGAAGATTTTTAGCTTTAGAATAATCACCTTGTAGGTGTTTAACGTCGGCAGGCCGCCCTTTGTCAGCGAGAACAATATGGTCACGCCAGTTATCTATCTCAATATGCTTAAATGCTAGTCTACACAAATCATCAACTCCGTAAACCTTATTTGTAGCTAGTACAAAATCATCTGGCTCATGGTGTTGAAGCATTAAATGCATACCTCTAACATAGTCTACACTATGACCCCAGTCTCTTTTTGAGTCAAGATTTAACAACTGTATATTTTTCTGAATTCCATAATTTATTCTTGCAACCCCGTCTGTAATCTTGCGGGTTACGAATTCGATTCCACGAAGGGGGCTATTATGCGTTCTAATGTTCCCAACTCCGGCATGTAAAGCTGAACTCTCCGTTTCTAGATCGTAGAACCAACATTCAATGTCTGGAAGATCAATTATTTTTTTTACTTCATTATTTGTCCTCTTGAGATGATGAGTGATTGGCTCATATAGTCCACTTCTAATCTTTCTTATAAACGTCCTGCTTACCCCGGTTTGCCTACTGACTTCCCTTTGAGAAATCTCATCCCCGTAGCTTAAAACCAGCTCTCTTTTTTCTTCCGAATTGG